GAGTTTATTAAAAATCTTTTCCATAAAATATTTTGAATCTGTCTTATGCTGATCTCTGAAAATTCTTTTTCATAAGTTAAGTTTTTGCCGTCAAGCTTTGTATTTACAGGATATGAAAATATTTCTTTAAAATCAAATCCCATAGACTTAAGTGCCAGAGGTAAAACAATACCATCAATTTTTTTATTTGACGATATACTGTCATAATTTAAGTTAATAATTTCTGATAAGCTATCTATATAGAGTTTCAGTTCATCAAAAAATCTTGCCCATATTGAAAAGATTTTTATTAACGTCTGATTAATAGATTTACTCTCTCCTAATACTTTTTGAGAGTCTGCAGATTCATTTGATACGTAAACTTCACCTATATTATCAAAATCTGATCCCTCTATAAAGATATTTTTAGGTAAAAGCTTCCAAAAACTATTAGGATTTTCAAGATCATAAAACTTTGCTTCTACTTGTAGCTCTAATTTATTTGTTGAGTTTTGACCGTAATTCATAAATAAAACAGGATTATCACTTGTTTTTTCATAAATCAAAGGAGTTTGAACATCACTAAAAATTCCTGATCTTTCATAGACAGTATCTACTTGATTTATAATGCCATGCAACTTTTTGCCTGAAGAATCAATTATAAGATTATTATTATCGTAATCACCTGGTGGCTCGTTAAACTTTAAGTAAAGTGCAAGTGAATCTTCAGAATAAACATTTTTGTTTTTTTCTTCTACTATTTTATTTTGACTTCTAGACTTACCTATATAATATCTAAACTCATCTATCAATCCACTAAATATACTATTAGCTTTCCCTATATAAAAAGCACCGCTTTGACTCCCAGAATCAACAAACTTAATTTGATCAAGACTCCCGACTTCTGCGAAGTTTATTTTTTTACCGTTTTTATAAACAACGATTCTCTTCTTAATATCACCTCCGGAAAAAAACTTTTCAATGCTAAAGTTTAAATGAATAAAAGTATCTGTTTCTATTGTAATAGTGCATTTGTATGACGTTTCTTGATCAGTTTCTTCATTTTTTAATTCGAGATTTAAATTACAAGTTTTATTAATATCGTTTAGATCACTAATTTTTAAAGAAATTAAGGTATTACCGCTATTATCATTAAAAGTTGTATCTTCATCGTAGTAAAAAACAAATTTATCATCATTGGCATCATCATTATTGACGTATAAGTTAAAGTCAAAGCTAAATTCTCTATCTAGCGGGTTAAAATTTTTAAAAGAAGGTAATCCTTTAAAATCGTCTAGAATAATGCCATTTTGGTCTTTTATCTCAATATAGTATCTTCCTTTTGTATTGAAATAGTTAGTTGAGCATTCTATTCTATTGTTAAGCAGATATTTCTCAAAGCCTGAAAGTTTTTTAAAGTATTGATCTACCTCAAAAAAAGATTTATCATAAGGAAAATAGTTTAATATGTTACTGTAGGCAAAGTTAACTTTTTCTAAGGCTGAATCAAAAAAAACATGCTCAGCAAAATTACTATAATCTATGCTTTCTATTTGTTGAGTTGTAAAATAGCCTTCATAATCATCTATTCTGCTATAAAATTCTGAAATGTTGTTGTTATAAAGTTCAGAATAAGAATTGATGTCGTTTGTACTATCAATATCTTCTGAAGACAAAAATTGACTATGAGATCTGTTTTTTCTCTTTAATGACTGATTGTTAAAATATTTTTCAATGTTTGGCTTTTTTGACATTATATAAACCTTAGTATACTATTACAAGTAACGTGCTTTTTAATACCAGAAACAATATCTACATATTCAAATTCCAACTTTATTCTTTTATTTTTAAAAGCACTCGCACAATATAGTTTTAAAACATAACTGTTACCTAAATGTTTAAGCTTCATGTCTTCTTTAGTAAAAGGAGTTTGATTATCACCATCCCAGTCAATCGGAATAGAATCTATTAGAGTTTTATTTTCGTCAACACAAATAATATTGTAAAAAACGTCGCCAACATCTTCTGATTCTAGATCAATTTGAACATTCCTTGCATCATATTGTCTTTTAGTATCAATAAAGTCTACTTTGATATTTTGAATTGAATCATTGGCATACAAATCCTTTTCAGGCATATTGATAATCGCTCTTATATGCTGTACATTGTCTAGAGATTCTGTTACTGGCATTTGAAAAGTTTTTATTTCTTCGTTGACAAGAATCGCTGGATCGTTTGCGTGTCTGTAGACAAATTTTAAATCAACCTTGCCATTACTAACAATTTTTTGCTTTATGAAATCATTTGTTAAAGTAATAATATTATCAGCAACTATAAATTGTTTAATTCCTGTAAGTTTATTGCCTTTATAAGAGTAAACATCTGTTCCTAAAATAGGGCCAAATTCTAAATCTTCATCTTCTTCTGAGTTTATTATTAACTCGATGTCATCACTAAAGTCTTTAAGCCTATTATTAGTGACTTTATTGAATATGAAAAATGTTTCTTGGTTCGCAATAAATCTATTTTTATCTGAGTATGTTGCTTCGTTAATCAAGTCATCTTTTATCTTAACTTCTATGCGAGGATAATCAATTTTGTTTCTTGTATCTTTACTGGCAAACCTTTTTACAAAATAGGTATTTTCATTAAACAAATCCGTATAGTCAAAACCTACAACAAACGATTGACTTGTAACATTTCCTGCTAAGTATTCATCAAAGTAGTCTGTTATATCAAAATACAGCTCTTCGTTGCCATCAATAAAGTCAAAAGAAGCCTCAAATACTTGATCATTACTAAGTTTAACACAATCTTCTTCAGATACAAAGCTGTTTGCATGCCAGTCGTTGCTTTCGTTTATGTTAACAAAATTACTAATGCCTAAGTCTGAAAAGTGTATTGTATCTTTGCCAAGGCCTTCAACAAAATCATTCTTTAATGCTCTTAGCTTTAGAGTAAAGTTTCTAGGTTTTGTATGTAGATTACCTACATCTTTAAGTTTAATATATACTCTATAGTTGTTTTTATTGCTAAAAGCAGACTGTGCTAAATTAAATACGTGATCTGTTTTTAATCTATCAAGGTTAAACCTCAAAAGACCTGCAGAATGTTCAAACAAGTAAAAATTAGAAACAATTATGTTTGAATTTACTTGGCTACTGTTTTCTTTTTTTCCTGATACACCACTTATATTTTGTGTCAATAATATCTTGTTATCTGATATTTCTTTTGATGTAATTGTGAAAGTTAGATTATTTGCAAAATTATTAACATTATTTATTGCATCACGTAGTCTTTCTAAAGTTTGTTGTATAGTCAAAGTATTCGATAGACCTACTATGACATCTTCTCCATCAAGCGTGCCATCAAAAGTATTAGATTCGTGCACAAACTTAAAAGAAACTCCATTCTCATTGTTTAAAATATTATTATCTCTTAATGTAATAGTTGAACCATTTATTGGAACATCATTTATTTCAATGAGTGCTCTTGCTTTTATTTTTTTATTTTCTCTTGCAATTTTAAAAAGATCTATAGTAGATGACTTTCCTACATTTGATAGCTCACCTACGTTTGTACTTGTTACTGCATTTGTTACATATGTGTCTTTTAATATTTCGCCTAAAATAATCATTCTTTAACCTTTAATTGCTTATAACTACTACGTCGCTTAAATATTTTAATTCAAAAATTCCTCCTCTAGGAGGAAAAACAATTCCATTATCATAGTTTTCAAAAGGTGAAAATCTATTTTCACTATAATCTTTAAGCTGTGTTGAAGAATTTTGTTGTAACTCATCAAAAGAAGTGTAAGATCTAACTATAGTCTTGTAATTTGAAGATATTGTCATGACACCAGGCACTGCTAAAGTTATTGCAATAATATTGTTTACATTAATTCCTTCACCAATCTGTAATGCCTTAAACTCCATCTGTTGTATTATTGAATTCTTTATTTGTCTTATAACATTATTTACATCATAATTTGACTTAATTTTAGCTTTTAGGAAAATTTTAAAATTATATATTGGAGAATCTACTATATTAAACGTGTCGCCGATTAATCTAAAATTATTAATGAAATTAGAAAGATTAACTTTAATTGCATCATTAGCACTAACAAGATTGTCATCAATATCTTTACAAATTACAAACAAATCTTTTGATATTTTTGTAAAAGGATTGGGTAAAAGTGCAGCTTTGTAAATTTTTCCAAAATTTGTAGGCATCGTGTAAATTCTAGCAATTAAATCTTCATGGTTTACTATTCTTGACTGCATTTTTACTGCTAAAGGAATTTGCTTTTTTAATTCATCAATATCAATAGCTTCAGCGCCACCAACTGCGTTTTCAGGATTGTTAACTGACATTGTTGATTTTACAATATCAAAATCTGAACTGGTGTTATCACTTTCCGTATTACCAAATCTTATTAATAAACTATCTATAGTGTTAATCGAACCTGACCTTACGTTATGAGAAATGCCTCCGCCATACTTGTATTTAATAGTCAAAGTATTTCCTGCTGGAGAAACTCCTAAGCTGTCACTTGAAATTAGCTTTTTCGGGTCTAAAGAAAAATTTGTAAAGTATTCTCTACCCACAAGAGGTAGAGTTAATACTTCTGGGTTTATTAATAAACCATCATCTAATATTGTTTTTCCTTCGCCATTACCAAACCTTATAGTTGTTAATCCGTCGTCGAAGTCTCTTTCTAGAACGTATCTATAAGGCGCAGCTCTAACTTCAAAATAGTCTTCGTTTCTATTGTTTTCTATTCTTTTATATATAGTATCTTGTGTCAAATGTTCTACTTCAAAATATAGGTTATTAGTTGCATTATCTCTTATACTAATAACATTTGTAACATTTTCATTAGAGATAGTATAACTTAAAAAATCACTGGTTTGTGTCGGGTCAAAGCTAACAGTTTCAGTTGTAACTTCCCCTGAAGTACAAAGCCCTTGCTTTTTAACAAATAAATGAGTGATATTATCATTGCCACTATTGTTTCGTAAAACACTTGTTACAATAAATTCTTTAGTAAAATCAACATCTTCTTCGAGCGTAAAAGGTATTCCATCATTTGAAGATATTTGAGTTCCTTTTAAAATAGTCGGCAACATCTCTGGATTAGGCTCTGTAGAGTTGTCTATTAACGCCGCGACAATGCAAGAAAAGTCTACGTATACGCTAGAGGGCGAAGCAAATCCTGATTGGATGTTGGCTTTTTTAAGATGATTGTTTATATTGAATTCAGAAGTTGCAGTCTCATAGTTGAGTTCATTTATTTGAAAATCGACGTAATTTGTCAAAGATTCGCCAACAATCGATGCAAAATCTAAAAACATACCTCCAAGGCTCGACTCTGAAAAGTCTTGAATTTGATTTTCAAAGTTTTTAGAAGCGTAATCTAAGAGTTCACTTTTAAAATCATCTCTTGTCTTAGCGATAAAGTTGTTTCTATTTGTTGCGTTTTTTTCGCTATTTTTTAAAATAATATTTGTCAATTTGCTTACCTCGAAGATGCTATGTTTAGTATTAATTCGTGTGATTTGTCACTCAATAATGGAATATTAAACTCAATAATGACTTTATGATACTCTCCGTCCAAATCATTATTTCTAAATTTTGTAGAAGTAAAGTTTATTAAATTAATTGAGGGCAAATATTCTGTCACTGCTTCTTGAACTTCTTGTGTAACGATATCATTAACATCATCAATATTAGTTCTGGAGTATAAATCTATTATATTTGTTCCAAAGTTTGGTTTTGTAAGATATTCTCCTTTTCTTGTAAGAATTAAAGTTTTAAGATCAACTAGAAGCTGATCTTCTGGAGAATACGTCATTGCAAATAAACTTTCTGTACTTTTCTTTTTACTTTGAATAGGTAGAATAATACCAAAAGGCTTGATTTTTTTACCCTGTATTTTTTCTAAATACTCTTCAGAGTCAACAAAATCGTTTACTTTTTTGCCTGAATTTTTAAATTTAAACTTTGACATTACTAATTCTCTTTAAATAATACATAATAAATATCAAATTATACAGTTTTAGCTAGCTTACTAAGAATACTATCTAAATTTTGATTAATTAAATCGAGTCTATCTGATAAAGCATTATTTGCATTAAAGTTTTTGTCAATAGACTTTTGATATTCGTCTATCTTGCTATTTATTTTATTGATACTAGAGTTTAAAGATGAATGATAATTAATTAACAATGCAAGAACAGATGCTGCAGCAGCGCCAGGAGGTCCTGCAGCACTTAAGCTACTTTGTAAAGGTGCAGTAATTGATGAATCCAAAGGTGTTAAGGAGATTTTAAGTTCAGACTTAACAGTATCAAAAACGCTTTTTGTATCTAAAAGCATTTTCCTTGTTTGTTTTAAATTTAAAATCTTTACGTTATTAATCTCTTCAATAAACTCTTTAAGCTGTTCGCCTAAAACTAGGCTTTGAGAATCATTACTGCTGCCGCCTATAAAAACAGAAGGTGTCTTTCCGTTTTGAAGAAAGCTATATCTTTTAGATTCTCCAATCGTAATAGTAGGAGCGCTTAAAACAATATTACCTAAATTTGTTAATGTAATATGACTAGAAATATCGTCTTGCGTACTAGGCTTTAAAAAGCTCATTACGCCTGCAGCATCTTTATGTAAAGAAAAGACGATGTTATTAGAAACACAAGATACTGAAGGTGTGTTTTTAAAGGTATTTTCAAAATTGCTAGAAAAAGAAGCACCTGCATAAAAAAAGTTTTTAAAAGTCTTTTCTTGATTTTTTATATTTGAAGTGTTTTTTTGTGGTAAAAGGATTTCCTTGCTTAAATCTTGAAAGTTAAAGTCAACTTCTTTTAAAAAATCAATTATTTCGCTGCCTGATTCTGATATTACTAACTTAGATAAATCGTTATCAAAACTAGTAGAAGATTTAAATCTAATGTTTTCTTTAAACTTTTCATTTTTTCTTGAATCACCCGCAAAAATACTTTGAGACTTAACTGTTTCCTTAAAAAAACCATTATCAATTACAGGCATAGCACTGTTGTAATTAGAAATATTTATGTCTTTAATTTCTTCAATTTTTTTTGCATTAGGCTTGTAAACTTTAAATACACTACTGTCCTCAGGAGAAATTCGTCTAGACTTTTTGTTTAACCCTGCAATTAAGTCAACTTTACTATATTTTGCAGGAACAGTATTACTTGAGCCCTCACCGTCTTCGAGCGATGCATTCTCATCAGTAAGCTTTATTATACTACCATAAGTTCCTTGCAAAACAGTATCAGTTGATTTATTTAAATTTCTTTCTACACCATCAATATTATAAAGCTTTATTTTATTTATAATATTATTAAAGGCATTTTCTGTAATGTGTTTTTTAAATCCAAACTGATTTTCAAATACATCAACGATAGAATCAGATATTTCTGCAGCTGACTTTAAAAAGCTTTCATAACTATTTGCTCCAGAAGATAAGCTTTTGTTTTCTAAATCTAATATATCTGATTTGTTTTTTGAATAAACATTATCATCTCTATCAATAAGTGTTAATCCAACATCCTCTGTGTTTAGTAATCCGTGTGCTCTACCAAAATAAACACCATGTATTGCCTGTTTTGACTTTGCCTTGCTTATAGGGTAAAACCAAACAGACTCTGTTGCCTTAACAGGAGTGTTAACGTGTGATGAAGCAATAGGTATTAGTATTACAAAGCTACTGTCTTGTTTACAATGACAAAACAAGGCTTCTGGGGGTAAGTTTTCTGCAAATCTAGTAAATTGCTTGTTTTGTAATCCATCGTTACTGTCAAAAAAGTATCTTCGAATATTTAGTTCTTTAAGACTTCGATCTACAAGGTCAGCATTACCAGCATCATTTTCAACAATATACAAAATAGTTGCAATTTTTAACATTTTCTTATCCGTTTATTTTGCTAAAGATGTCATCATCAGATATACTTTCAGACTTTTCTTCTTCTTTTGCTATAAGCTCCGCTAATTTAAGTATTTGATCGTTTGACTTACTCATTCTTTCAATATACTTTGACATAATAGAACCAATATTCATATGTTCGTTTACACCTCCTTGCATAGATATATAAGCATCGTTAAATAAAAGCTTTGCTTTTTCTCTATCTTCAAGTGCATTTTCATAAATATCTTTCCACAGCATCTTTTTTTTGTCTTCTAAAGAGTCAATGTTATCCAAAATATCAGCAAAGTTTTTGATTTGTTTTTCTTTTTTTTCGTTTTTATCTAAGTCTTTACTTGCTTTTTCAATTTCGTTAGTATTCATATTTTTTCCTAAAAGAATAAATCAAATTCTTCTTTTGTTCCACTTATTTTTTTAAAATGCTTTCTAATTGTAGAAAGCGAAGAGCTAAGCTCTGTGCTATTTAGACCAGAAATTTCTCTAAGGTATACAAAAACTGCCCTTTTGTTTAGATAATCTAAGTCGTCTGCCTTCATAAATATTTCCCTTACAGCTTCAATACATCTTAAGTCTCTTTCATCCTTAAGCCTTGTTTTAATTTCTACAACTATACTATCTATGTTTTTAGTTAAAATTGTTTTTCTTTCAAGTCTATATTGAGTTTCATCAAATTCCATGTCAGCTAATTGTCGCTTTTCTGCTGATGTAAAATCTTCTGTTGCATCAAACGATACACTTCTTTTAGCGTTTTTCAAAAGTCTTCTAGAATGTATTGTTAGCCAATTTTTTGCAACAACATTGAAATATGAGAATGCTTTTGTTCCATTGTCAGGATTCCACTTGTGAAGAGTTTCAAATAAAAAAGTTACGCAATCAGACTTTAAGTGTGTTATTTCTTCATTTGTTGATTTAAATTTGTAAACTGAAACTAAGTTGTGAACTAATTCTTCAAATGCTGTATGTATGTGTTTTGAATATATTCTGTTTTTTTTAATTTTTCGATCTTCGTTTTGATAATCGACAATTTTACTTTGCGTTTCAGCAGTAAAATAATAATTCTTTTTTTTCTTCTTTTCTCTAGTATTTTTTTTATCGTTCAATTCAGTAGCTTTCTTCATCATCATTAATATCTTTTTTACTTATATTTGCTAAGTCATATGATATTTCGTAAACAATACTTTTAACACTTAACACTTCTGTTAAAAGGCTTTTGATTTCAGGACTATCAAAAAAAACAGGTATTTCTGAGATTTGTGAAATTTTATTATATTTGTCGTCTATTTTATCAAGAGAATTTTCAATTGTATCTTGAATTTTAATAATTATCAAAGCAAACTTAATACAATAAAAAACTGACAATGTTAACAATACACCTAGTAATATTAAAAAGTAAATCAAACTACATGTGCCTTTCAAATAAACTTTAGCAACTATATGTATTATTTATTAATTTTATAAAAAAGTTAATTTTTATTTACAATAATCGGTTCCCTTGAATTCGCAAAACATACAAGAATTTCTATTTTTTAGAAAAAATTGTTTTTCAACAGTTTTAATCATACTTCTAACCATTTTTCTAGACTTTTCTAAGCTTTTTGGGCCAGCAGAAACTTTTATTAGTTGACAAGATTTACCAATAGTTTTAACCTTTTTGAGCAAAACGAAACCACATTGTATATCTTTCATCGGAATATTATGCTTTGTTCCCCAGAAGTGTTTATAAAGTATCACTTGAGCTTGTGTATTAAAGTCTCTTTGTTTATCTAAAGACCATCCTCTTCCACTCGAAGTCTTCCAGTCAATAACCCAATACTTATATTTGTCTTTATAAGGTATTTTAATAATGCAATCAATATAACCTTTAAACTTTGTCGGAATGTTTTCCATGCTTTCATAGATTGCCTCTTCAGCAGACACTATTTCCCAGCTAGGAAAAGTATCGTTCATAAATTGCGGCATTGAATTCAAGCTAGTCTCTGCCCACTGAAGCCAGTCTTTTAATTTATTATGTTTATACTTCCAACCTTGTAATTGTGCTCTATTTGTTTGTAGTTGAATAAAATCTTCTGCATCAAAACCGTGTTCATCCCAAGCTAATTTAATCTTATTTTGGGCTTCTTCGATTTTGAGCTCTTTTGTTTTTAAAAAATGTTCACATGCATCGTGGATTATTGTTCCGTAATGTAGATGTGGGCTTTCTTCAAAAGTCCTCATTTTATCTATATATAATAATTTGTGTCGCCAAGGACATTCTTTCCATTGACGAACCTCAGAATAGGAGACATGCTCCTTTAAAATAGTCATAACAGACCTCACTTTCATTAATATTATAACAAATGTGAGTTCGATTTATAAAACTATTTTATTACATTACAACAAAGTTAATTGCAATTACGCTATCTGCATCGATTGCTTGACCTGTTCTGTTTACAAGACTGAAGTGGAATCGATTATTAGTAAGCGTATGCGCGTAAACTTCAATACCACCGGCACTAAGAATAGAAGAACCGGCAGGACCATCCAAAGCTGATGCTACTGTTCCCATAATAACAGAAGAAGCGCTAACTTCATCATTATCCACACGGAATCCCGTAGAATGATCATTATCAGCAATTGAAGTGTGTGTTGTTAATGTTAACACGAATGCTCTAGAATTTGTTGATGCTAAAGGCGTGTTGCTGCTTCCTTCATCACCAGATGATGTACCTTTTGTTATAATAAGACCTGCACCTGCTTGTGAAGTTTTAATTTGACCGGTCTTTACATCTAATGATACTTCATCAGGGTCAGACTTACCTTGCATTTCAATAACATTATTTGAATCATCATCAATATCAGCATTGGTTGTAAGCGTAAATTTACTCCTGACTTTAGTTTCACCTTCATCAGCATCATGAAATATAACAGTTCTTGATGAACTATTTTTTGCGTTGATTAAGATATCTTTGCCATCTGTAACATTTTCAATAACTAAATCATCTGATGTTACATATAAACCTGCATCACCTCCTGCACCAAGTGTTAATGATCCTGCTGCACCAACTGCAGTTCCATCGACATCAATCTTTAAAAGTCCACCAGTTGTAATATTACTAGTACCATTATAGATATTTCCAAAACCTGAACTAATTTGGCCTTGATTAAGAGTTCCAACTTGAGTTAAACCTGTTGCTGCAGTTACTGTAGCTGCTAGAGCAGTTGAACTTAGTAAATCATTACCGTTATGCAAAAGCTTCTTCCCAGTTGCCAAATCAATATGCTCTGATGAAGTCCAAGCATCTGTAGCGTTAACCCAATTAAAAGTATGGTCAGTAGCACCTTTTAGTGTAATGCCACCACCATTTGCTGTATCATCAGTTGGAGTTGCGACGCTACCAAGCTCAATATTTTTATCATCAACTGTTAATGTAGTTGAATTAACTGTAGTTGTTGTCCCATTAACTGTAATGTCTCCTGTAACTGTAAGATTACCTGCAACAGTAGTCAAACTAGAACTACCTGCACCAATTGTTACGTCAACTTCACCACCTGTTGCATGCTCACCTTCTAGTATTAAACCAGCTACAAGAGCTGTATTTGTGCCATCACTAGCACCAACCATAAGAGATAACTTACCAGCTTCATCAGTATTGTCAGCTTCTGATACTTCCGCTAAAATCTGTGCAAAATTAGTTTGAGCCTCAGCGCCATCTCCAGCAACAAACTCAATAATACCAATATCATCACCATCTGCACCTGCAGTTCCCCCAGGTTTATCTTTAACGAATTGAAAACGAGAAGCATTTACATCTGCATTAGTATTAATAAGTCTTACGAGTGGATCAGTAGATTGATCAGACGTAATGTCAAAAGAATCAGTGCTTACAAGAACTTTTGTTGATGCGTCAAGTTCAATAGTTGCTGCATTAATATCAACCTTGGTAGAAGGTGCTGAACCTGTACCATTATCTGTACCAATTTGAATTGTTCTTTCACCATCTGTACCAATATTAATATTTTGATCAACATCATCATTACCAATACTAATTATTCCTGCAGATGAATTTAATTCTAGTACGCCATCTGAATCTAGAAGCAATGTATCATCTGAATTTATAACAATATCACCGGCACCACTTGAGTTTAGAGTAATGCCACCTGTTCCTGCATCAAAATCAAGAGCAGTAGCACCTTCATCATTACCAATAGAAATTGTACGAGCAGCATCGCCTGTACCAATATTGATGTTTTGTGCAACAGCATCATTACCAATACTAATAACTCCGCCAGATGAATTAAGCTCTAAAACTCCTGCTGCGTCTAAAATTAATGTACCACCAGATGTAGCTGTAATAGCTCCTGTTCCAGAAAGCAAGTCAACTGAAGAAGCTCCGGTATTGTTACCAATATTTACAGTACTTGCTTTTCCGCCACGAGAAATGTTAACTGTTCTTTCACCATCTGTACCAATATTAATATCTTGATCAATATCATCATTACCAATACTAATGATTCCTGCTGATGAATTAAGTTCTAACACACCGTCTGAGTCTAAAAGTAATGTGTCATCTGAATCCAAAGAAATATCACCTGCACCAGTAGAAGCTAAAGCAATACCTCCAGTTCCTGCATTAAGAGCAAGAGCTGTAGCACCGGTAACATTACCCATTGTAATTGTACGAGCAGACGCATGCGTACCAATTTGAATTGCACCTGCAGCAGCATTGTGTCCAATTTCAATTGCACCACCTGCTGTATCAAGAGATAAAGCGCCTGTTGCTTGACTACAGTCGATATCGATGCCACCCTTGTTTGAGCGAAGTGTAAGGCCTGCATTATCGTCTGCTGAAGCAGCACCAATAGTGACTTCTCTTACGCCACTAGTACCAATATTGATCGCTTGATCGACAGCATCGTTACCAATGCTAATAATGCCAGCAGAAGAATTGAGTTCTAGTACACCGTCTGAGTCTAGAAGTAATGTGTCATCTGAATCTATAACAATATCACCTGCACCAGTAGAAGCTATGTTAACGCCACCAGTACCTGAATCAATATCAACTGCAGAAGCTCCAGTTGCATTACCAATGTTAACTGTACTTGCTTTTCCACCACGAGAAATATTAACTGTTCTTTCTCCATCTGTACCAATATTGATAGCTTGATCAACATCATCATTACCAATACTAATAACACCACCTGATGAATTAAGCTCCAAGACTCCTGCTGCATCTACAGTTACTGCATCTGTAGATGAAGCTAAAATATCACCCGTACCAGAAGTTAAAACTAATGATGATGCGCCAGTATTGTTACCGACTGTAATTGTACGAGCAGCTCCGCCTGTGCCAACATTAATTGCTTGTGCAACTGCATCGTTACCAATACTAATAGCACCAGCTGATGAATTAAGCTCCAAGACTCCTGCTGCGTCAAGTAACAAGGTACCTCCTGCAGTCGCTGTAATGTGATCAGCAGTTGCTACAAGATCAATACTTCCTGCTGCTGTAATATCTAAACCATCATCGTCGTCATGAGCAATTGTAACTTCTTGAGCGTTACCTAGTTTAATTTCTTTATCTTTTCCAATATATACATCGCCAAACTCAGCGTTCAGCGCTCCAATATCAGCACCACCTACTGCAGAAGGCAACAAAGAAGCAGAAAGAGTCAATGTTGCAAAAGCTGCTGTCGCAGAATCAGAAGATAAGTCTTGATTGATTACAGAAGTAGTGCCGCCGCCGGCGCCAAGTTCAACTGTAAGATCACCAGCAACTGTAAGTGTTTTGTCAGCATTTACATCAAGTGTCAAAGTGCTTCCTGTAGGTGCTTTAAATGATAGATTTGCAGTGTCATCTGCTACTTTCATAAATCCAACGACTGCCTCGCCGTCTCCTTCGATATCTAATCCGGCGCCTGCTGATCCTGCTGTTGAACCACCGTCATTGATAAGTATATTCGCGTCTTTTACCTGCAAGTTTTGGGTATCAACTGTTGTAGTTGTTCCATTAACAGTTAAGTTGCCTCCAACAATAAGATTACCTGAAACATCTGCAATACCATCAATATCAATAGTAGTGCCTACTAAATTGATAACATTTCCAGAGTTGATTTTTAAATTACCGTCAGAAGCTGAAGTTATATATTCGTCACCTTGATCTCTAAACGCTAATCGCATACCGTCATTTAAATGTAAGCCAAAGTCATCTGTGTGAACAAGCTTAACTTCCTTGTCAGCACCAAAAACGAGCTCAGCATCATCACTTTCAAGAACTAAATCATCACCCACAAAAAGGTCTGCTGCTGTAGAAATACCACCAGTTACTATCAAAGCACCTGTTGTATCACTAGATGCATCAGTGGCATCTTGAATTGTAACAGGATTACCATTGGTAAAAGTAAAAGTAGTGCTGCTAAGTAAAGTAATTACATCTGACATTAATACTTTTTTAGTTGCATTTGAGTCAGAAGCATCACCGATAATAAGTGCATCACCAGTAGCAAGTGCCACAGAAGACCCGGCAGTTGCATCTAGTAAGTTCAATTCTTCAGGTGTTGCTGTAATAGCAGTTGTGCTAGCTGCTGCTAAAACAGGCAGTGTACCACTCTGGTTTGGCAAGTTAATGGTTCTATCTGCTGTAGGATCAACTACGCCAAAAGTTGTTTCAAAATCGTCTGCAGTGCCTTCAAAAACAAAGCTTCCTGCTGTTGTGATATTTGTTGCAATATCAATATCATGTACGAATAAGTTTCTCCATCTAAGTGCTGAAGATCCTAAGTCGTGTTTGTCGTCTGTATCAGGCTTTAATGCTGACATGTACATTTCCTTTCATTGTTTATTAAATTTTAACTAACCACAAAGTTTGTTAGTCATTTTACTTATTAGTAATTATGTTTTAGTTTTTAATTATTTTTTTCTGCCCAAAAAAAGTCAGGAACTTCGCCAAAAAAAGCACAAACTTTTTCTTTGTTTTTTTGTGTATTTACAATTAAAAAACCTTCTGAGAGTTTGGTTAGTATTTGTTCTACATTACATGGAAAAGTTTTTTCACCTTCTTTTTTTAACCATATACATTGATTTTTTAGCGTATTACTTCTTTTTTTATTAGTTTCTTCAAGATAGTCTTTACCTTTTTCTTTCCAAAACTTTTTCATTGATTCTGATATGTTGCTGTTTTTCATTTTTTTCTTTGAGTTATTATATAACAACAATCTTATAGAAAATCAAGCAAACGTAAAACTGCAACATGATTTTATGGTGTTTGCTCACCATTTGTAATAAACGATGCGCCTGTAAATAGACAATCACCTTTATCGTGTACACCTTCAACAGCTACACCTATGACCAAAAAATGTCTATCAGATGACTGAACTGACTGCGAGCCGTAAAAAGAAATATCTGATCCATTTTCTGTTATAAGTTGGCCTAAGTCAAAAGCAAAAGGCCCAAAATGTGATCTAACTAAAGGAGATGAATCAAATATAACGTCTCTATTGTGCAATATATCAGCACCTAAATCATTATCAGTTGTGTCTGTCTTGAATATACCTCCGTGACGACCAAGCTGTCCGTCAACGTAGTCCTTAACAGCAGCAGAAGTTGGTAGTGTTGTATCATTATCGTTATTAGCAATACCTTCTTCTTCTAAAACAAGAGTACCTGCTGCAATGTTATCTGTTTCGATGTTGCTTATTGTATTGTTGTCTGCATCTATTGTTTTATTGGTTAATGTTTGAACACCAGTCAAAGTTGCCACAGTTGAATCAATTGCTACAGTTAATGTATTTGTATCACCTGAAGTGTCAATGCCTGTTCCACCGGCTATTACAAGAGTTTCGCTATCTAAGTCTATTGAAAGAGCACCTCCTGCGTCACCTTGCAGATCTAAGTCTTGAGCTGTAACTTGAGAGTCAACATAAGCTTTAATAGATTGCTGCGTTGCAAGTTGTGTTGCAGAATCTGATGCCATATCATCTTCATCTAATATTGCTGAACCAGAAACTGATGTGTTTAGCACAGGAGAAGTTAATGTCTTATTGGTAAGCGTTTGTTCTCCTGACAATGTTGCTACTGTAGCATCTATATTTAATGTAATTGTTTGATTTGCTGCTGTTGAAGTCAATCCTGTGCCGCCAGCTATTGTTAATGATTGACTATCTAAGTCTACTGCACCTGTTCCAGCATCGCCTGCAAGATCTAAATCTTGAGCTGTAATTTGAGAGTCGACATAAGCTTTAATAGATTGCTGCGTCGCTAATTGTGTATCTGAGTTTGAAGACATATCGTCTTCGTCTAATATTGCTGAACCAGAAACTGATGTGTTTAATACCGGTGAAGTCAGTGTCTTATTAGTCAAAATATCTGTAGTATCTCGACCTATGAGTGTATCTGAAGCATCTGGAAGTACTAAAATTCTATCTGCAGTTGGATCTGTAACTGTGAGTGTGGTTTCATTGTCGTTTGACGTAGATCCTTCAAAAACTATAGAAGCATCACTTAAAGCTAAGCTAGAAACTGTTGGCGCTGTAATTACTTTATTAGTAAGAGTTTGTGCTCCTGTTAGTGTTGCTACTGTATTATCTATATCAAGTGTAATTGTTTGATTTGCTGCTGTTGATGTTAATCCTGTTCCGCCAGCTATTGTTAGAGATTGACTATCTAAATCTACTGCACCTGTTCCAGCATCGCCTGCAAGATCTAAATCTTGAGCTGTAATTTGAGTATCGACGTAGTCTTTAACAGCTGCAGAAGTTGGTAATGTTGTATCATTATCATTGTTACCAATACCTTCCGCTTCTGTAACAACAGCTGCAGCTGATAGTTTTGCAAATGCTATAGATGCATCATCTAATGTAATATCACCGCCTTCAGCAACTGATATTCCAGTTGAAGAAGCATTCATATTAGCAAAAATAGCATCTTCTAAGTTTGAAAAGCTAATTTTCTTTTCTGTTCCGTTGTCTGAGAAAACAAAGTGATCTTGAGTTTGATGTAGTTCTGTACCCACACCTAATGTATCAATATTTAAAATTAACGTGCCAGAAGAATCAAGTAAACCGCCTGAGCCATCACCAGCTAACATTGTTGATAGTCTAGAAAGATCAGCTCTTTTTATAGTTCCATTATCACTAACAATAATTTCATCAGTTACTGCTAAAGCAGCTCCAATATCATCAAGACCACTTACAATATTATCATTTAACATTGATGATTCAACTGCATTTGCTTGAATCGTAGAAGAACCTGTAACGTTGTTTGATCCGTCGAAGCCTGCAGACGTCCATACAACGTTACCTGTCATAGCTATTGTTCTAGCATTTACAAGACTTGTAGCCGTATCAGCATTTCCTGTCAAAGCTCCCAAGAAAGCAGTAGATGATATAGAAGTTGCGCCTGTTACGACGCCTGCATCAATAATAATTGTATCATCTAAAACTATTTGTTGTCCGTCTAAAGGAGTGATGTTTAAATCTGTTCCAGCAGTCGAAGATATTGTATTGCCATCTATGTTAATATTATCAACTTGTAGATCTAATAGCGTGCCTACTGATGTAAGTGATGAATTAATAACTCCTGACCCTAAAGTTGTGGCACTAAGAACTGAGACTGGAGTTCCTGCACCATTATCAATTTTAAATTCTTTAGAGTTTGCTATTACAATATTTTCACTAAACTCCCAGGCATCCGTGTCATTTTCAAATAAAATTGTTTTATCAACGTCACCCTTTAAAGTAATACCACCGCCATCTGCCGTAATATCTGTTGGATTTTCAACAGAACCTAGCTCAATATTTTTATCATCTACTGTGATAGTTGTTGAATTAACTGTCGTTGTTGTGCCTTCTACAGTTAAATTACCTTTAATAACTACGCTGGTATCATCGCCATCATCACCGATGTTTAATGTATCGTTTTCATCGAGAGACGCCAAAGTAGAAATTAAATTTGCTTTAGTTACGGTGCCTATAGCATTTCTTTCAGCACCTGTAATTATTAAGCCTGAGCCTGCGTCTGTAATGCCGTCAAAAGATGTCACGCTAATTGAAGAAAATGCCACATCTGAACCGGCTGTCAACCTACCTTGTTGATCAACTGTAAATGTTGGAATAGAATTATCAGACGCACCATATGTTCCAGGAGTAACAGCTGTGTTATCTAAATTAAAGGTTACCTCGTCATCTGTATTTGTTGAAGTAATTCCTGTGCCACCTAGTAATTTAAGTTTATCAGTAGCTAAAGCAACTGAATTGTCTGCAGCATCGTCTGTCTGAATTGTTAAACTAGTTGATATAGCAGCTGTACCCGCAGCTGTTAACCTACCTTGTTGATCAACTGTAAATGTTGGAATAGCAGTTGCTGATCCGTAAGCACCCGGTGTAACAGCTGTATTATCTAAATTAAAGGTTACATCATCATCTGTGTTTGTTGACGTCAACCCTGAACCACCCAGCAATTTAAGTTTATCAGTAGCTAAAGCAACTGAATTGTCTGCAGCATCGTCTGTCTGAATTGTTAAACTAGTTGATATAGCAGCTGTTCCTGCTGCTGTTAATCTACCTTGCTGATCGACTGTGAATGTTGGAATAGCAGTTGCTGATCCGTAAGGACCTGGCGTTACTGCAGTGTCGTCTAAAGCTAAAGTCAGAGTTTGTCCTGCGCCTGTTGAAGTTAATCCTGTTCCGCCAGCAATCGTTAAAACTTGACTGTCTAAGTCTACTGCTAAAGCGCCTCCGTTATCGCCTTGAAAGTCTAAATCTTGTAGAGTTATTTGAGCATCTACATAAGTCTTTATTGCTTTTGCAGATGCAAGAGTATCATCGTCACCTGAAACGTTAGAAATATCTGCGTCAACTATATTTTCTGCAAAATTTGCAACTGTTAACGTAGTGGGTACTGCTACTTGTCTTACATCATCATTTAATTTTTGAATTGCTGTCTTAAACGAATCTCCTGCCAAAAATGAGTCATCATTTGTTAATGCATTTCCATCGTTTCTAGTAAAGTCAGGTTTTGTGCCATCAGCATTAAAGCCTAATGAAGTCAAAAAGACAGAATCTAATCCTATTTTTAATTGACCTCCATCTAAGTCTATATCTGCTATAGCAGGACCTTTTACAAGTAGAGAGCTTCCGCTTGCATTTTGTAAATTGTCAATCTTTAGATTAACTGCATTTACTTCTTCCCATCGTGCGTTGGAAATACCTAATTTTCCTTGGGAATCTCCTCTTGGTACTAAATTTCTTGTAGTCATACTGTTATAATCCTAACTTAATATTCTTTTACTTATATAACTATTTATTAGACTGCTAAATATAAAATTTGATTTTAATATTGTTATATATTCTTTTTTGTTTATTCTTTTGTCCTTATACATTCTTCTCCATCAATTAGTGTTATTTCAAAAAAAGTATCTGATATTTCATTTGATGGACGAGTTGACGGAGTATAAGCATTTATAGAACTTAGTTCTTCTAAGACATCGTGAAGTGTAACGTTTGGATCAGCGAAATTAATGCTTGCAGCACTTAAATTAATAGCAAACATTCCAGTATCTAGTGTACCGTCAATTATTCCATGTGGAAAAAGATTATCGTTGCTATCTAATGCCCATAATGTTGATGTAGATGCAGTAAAAGAATCTCCACCTGCATTATCATCAGCTGGAACAAATTTTGTGCCATCCCATTTTAAAACTTGATTATTATTTGGAGCATTTGTTGTTATATCTACATCAGATAAGTCCCCAATAGAAGATGATGATATGTCTGCAGAGCTTATTGCAGTATCTGCCATTGTTCCTATATAAATGTATGCTTCTACGAAAGTTGGATTTTTTGGTTGATTTCCGTCTTGATCAGGCAAAGGATCATTAGGCGGAACGTCTTGATAAAGTATGCCATTGAAATAGTCTAGATACCAAGATCTATCGTCAAGTAGAGGTATTTTGGTGCCACTATCTTTTGTATTTACATCACCGCCATAATAAGGTTTTGCTTCATATGCACTTCCAAAGTTTGGAGGAACTAGTTGTAACTTACCTATTGAATCGTGCAAATCTCTATTGTTGACAAATACACCGGTTCCTTTTTTTGGATTATTTGAAAAAGGAGCAATATCACGTGTATGATAATCAGATGGCAAGCTCAACTTAAAGGAAAACTGTTTACCATCTTTCACACCCTCAGATACTGGTGTTGCTACTAATCTAACGTACTCAACAACATTATTTGTTCTGGAGTATAATGCTGAGCTATCCGGTGACTCAGGTATTGCATCAGAAAATATAGTTGAAGTGCTTTGTGTTAAGCCTGTAGTTTTAGGCTCTGCAAAAGCTCCAGTTAGATTTGAAGTATGAGCTTTTCCAACTAATTTTTTTAAAGCAATATTTTCTTTTGCTGTTGATGATAATGCCATGTTTTAACTCCAAACTATCTCTATGTTACTTAAATATCCTGTCCAATTATTGTCTGCTTCAATCTTCATTACAAAATATTCATCTCTCTTCAAATATTTTACACCAAACGTAACTATATTTGATATTGTATTACCACTAGATATTACAGAAGATAAATTGCCACTAAGTGCTCCGTCACCGTCATTATACTGATCTGTTTCAAAATCTTTTGCAATATTTAAAAACCCAGTTGTTTGATTTTCTACTGTATTGGGTATTTTAACAGACACTTTAATGTCTGTTGCAGATAGTGATTCTGACAAGACTGTTCCGTCACCTTGTAATTGTAACGTAAATTGTTGCTGTGATGAGTTTGTATTATTTTGGAATATTCTATAAAATGTTTTTGTTCCTGTTTGCGAAGAATAATCTGGGTTACCAGATGGGGCTGTAATTGATCCACCCTCGGTTGTATCTCTAAAATCTACTTTAGGATAAGCAAGTTTTTCATCATATACCATTAATCCATCTGTAAGTGCTGCAGTAGAATCCCACGAAGCACCTGATGCGTCTGCTTGAGCTGCATATACTGCTGTTGGCATTCTTTTAGTTTCATTTGAAAAGTCTTCTTCAATAACACTCTGAACTGTACTAGAAACTGAATATTGTAAAAGCTTATTAGATGTAGCTCGCTCGCTAGCACCTGTTGTTGTTTCTCCCGCTGATGCTGTAAGTGGATGTTTAACAGTAGCATCTATTGTTATATCGTTCATATTTGTATAAGGTGTACCCGAGCTTATCTCAGGCAAAGACTTAATATAATTTGCTGAAACTACTGAATTTATCTTTAATATTTCATTTTGTGCACCAGTAGCATTTGCTACATTAATCTCTGTTAGTGACCTTGCAACTTGTGATACATCGCCTGCTTCTGTATAATTTGTAGTTACTAAGTTTCCATTTACGCCAGACTGATTTAATGTTTTTACTTTAAATTTAGAACCTGTATCATCAAAAACTTTTACAGCATCATTAGCATCACTATAAATATTTTTATATAAGTTTCTAACTTCTATTTCGTATGGAATATTAGTAACCTTTTTGTAATATTCAATTCCAGAAAGATGATTTTTCTCCGTAGAAGATATAGCAGCATTGTTTATAGAATATGTTATTGAGCCACTGTCTGTAAAGTCTGGTACATCTGTATTATTATCGTTAATCCACTCAACAATGTAAGGATTAGAAGGATGTGAAGTAGAATTGTCTATTTGATGAGTTACTTTTGCAAAGTTGTAACCATTTCTTTGCTTTGATGCAGGTATAATAAACTTTGCTTTTCTAAATATTTTATTATAGTCGGGTCTTTGATTAGTATCTCTTCCAGGAAGTGGTAAACTTAAGTTTGTAAAGCCTAATCCGTCTGAAAGCTGTGATCCCTCTAAGAAAGGTGTTGTAGATAAGTCTATTGTATGAGTATGACCTCCGGATCCAGAACCACCATTTACTTCTAATATTAATTCGCCAACGTTTCCTTGATTACCACCAAAAGATTTTGCTTCATAGTTAAAGCCATCTTGAGGAATATGGTGATTTAAGTCTCCAGTGACGTCTTCACTTCCATCGTGTATACCATATTTTATTCCACTTACGTCAAAAGAAGTATTAACATCTGTAGTATAATTTGAAAAGCCTGTAACATTATTTGAAGTGCCAAAAGATAAATTGCCTTGAACTCCTGCAGTATCTGTAATAAAACCTATTTCTTCTAAGTTTTTCGAGTCTCCTACAGAGCCTATTACATCATTAAAACTTACGCTCATTGAATCTACATAACCTTGCCAGTTACCGGGAGCTGTAATTTTTGCTAATACATAATCATCGGTTGATATTTCATCAAAACCAAATGTTGCAAACTTATTGTTAATTGTGCCTAAATCCATTACACCATTAGTTGCATCACCACATGTAGTGCTCAAATCATTAGTATAATCTCCTAAATCAAAATTTGACGCTACACTCATCCAGTTTGTTTCTCCTTGGCCATCTTTTTGTGGCAATTTAAACTCTACTTTTATATTGCTTGGATTACTATCATTAACTGTCTCATCTAATGTAGAATTGTTTCCAGACATTGAAAAAAGTAATTCATTAGCTGTGTTAACTGTAGTATTTTTAAATTTTCTAATCCAAATCCTGTTTGTATTTGCTATCCCGCTGTAGTCTGGGTTATTATTAATATTAGTAAAATCACCGTTGTTTGGCAAGTCACTACTTTTTGGTGAATAAAGTCTTGAATTGAAAACAAGAAGACCTGTTTTATGACCATCATTATTTTCATCTACTAAACTTACTGTTTTATCCCAAACATATGTATTGTTGTCAATATTAGCTTTAGAATAAGTTGTCGTGTCTATCAATCTATGATCTTCATCATTAAAGTCTGACGAAGTATCTGTGCTTGTTGCAGCTTGTTTATCTAACAAAATTCCATTTACATTTTCATTAGTATCTGCTGACGCTATATTGTTTTTAAATGGATGACTTAAGTTAAATCCTGCTTGTAATGTACCATTTATAATTCTATTGTTTGCAGGTATTAAATCTGTAGTTTTTGTTAAATTAATTTGTTTTGTATGATCTTCATCTCCGCCTATATCAGGAATACTAAAGTTATCAAAAGAAGCAGTGCCTTGCCCTAAAGGAGAAATATTTTCATCAAAAGTAATATCGTTATCTGAATATATGTATTTATAAAAATTATCGATATTAGCTGTATACGTTGCTGATATGTCTGTATGATATTCTATGCCAGAAAGATATTTGCTTCCTGATTTATTTAGTGTTAAAGTCTTTGCAGATACTGCTATTTGATCTGAATTGTTATCGTTTACCCACTCAGTAAAACCTGTAACAGTTTCTGAAGCGCCTATAACATGTTTTACTTGAACATAATTTCTTCCATTAACTTGATCAGCAGTTCCTACTTGCCATGTTCCTGTTTTGTGTTTAAAGCTATTAAAATCTATATCAGAAGGTGATTTTCCTGATTTTAATGCTGTTAAATTAAACCCACTATTATTATTATTAAAACTAGTTCCTGCAGAAAATGTTAATGTTTCATTTACAGCATTAACCCCAGCTTCAGTAGAATTAGTTAATTCAAAACTAGTTCCGTTTATAATAGTGTTTATTTTTGAACCGTCAGGAATACCTAGTCCTGTGACACACATTCCAGCTTCAAGTAATGTTGTGTCGTCTATTGTTATAGTTGTGCTATTATTATAACTACAATTTGAATTAATAATAGGTGTTAAAGAGACATTGTGCTTTTCTACTCCGTTGACAAGTATTTTTAAGTTTCCTTGCTCAGCAGACCCAAAAGCATTGTCAGGATAGTTCACTATATTATTTGAGTATGTATCGCTAACAACATCTTCATTTAACGTACCGCTAACGACGCTAAAACTATTAAAAATACCTAGTCTATAGCTGTTGCCGTCATTAGAATTTCCAGGAGTATATTGGCCATTTACATCAACAACATTAAGCCCAGTTGACAATACTGTATTTACATTTGTATATGCTGGGTCTGTATTTGCGTCACCAAATGATAACTTTGCTGCTATTCCATTTCCTGTATCGACATCAAATTGGTCTAACGAAGGTGCTGGTTTAGGTGCTAATGCTTTAAGTACCTCGTTAAATCTATCTATCGCAGTTCCTATACTAGTATTAGCTGTAAAGTCTTCAAAAAGACCGTCAGTATAACTAGAATCTTCTGAAGTGCCAATAGTACCTCCTGTAGTTGAAATTTGACTAGCTTTTATATATTTAACTTTTCCTCCGTCTGAATGATCGTGAAGCGCTAAAAGATCATTTTCACCATCAACAGTAATTGCTGCACCATCTTCAGCTGACATTATGAAGTTATTATTCCCTACGTAATTAATATTTACTATTGCTTCACCTGTTGTTGCACCGCCATCCAATCCTGCACCTGCAACAACACTAGTTATATCTCCACCTCCACCTAATCCTCCGTTAGAGTCGTCTGCAGGTATGAATTTTGTGCCATCCCATTTTAAAACTTGATCATTTGCAGGAGGGGTTGTTGTAATATCAACATCAGATAAGTCGCCAATCGAAGAAGAAAAAGTTCCTTGATTATTTGAGTTATCGCTAAACGTTGTTGTAATAACTGTTCCGGAAATTGAAACATCTGTTATTGTCGACGCGTCTGCGCCTGCTTGACCATCAGCACCTGCTGGCCCTTCTGCACCTGCTGGTCCTTCTGCACCTTGTTCACCTTGCTGACCTTGTTCACCTTGGAGGCCCTGCTCACCTTGTAGGCCTTGTTCTCCTTGAATACCCTGCTCACCTTGTAGGCCTTGTTCTCCTTGAATACCTTGCTCACCTTGTGGTCCTTGTGGTCCTTGTTCACCTTGTAGCCCTTGCAAACCCTGTTCACCCTGCGGCCCTTGCAAACCCTGTGGTCCCTGTGGTCCCTCTGGGCCTTGAGGACCAACTTCACCTTGTAGTCCTTGAGGCCCTTCTGGACCAACTTCACCTTGTGGTCCTTGAGGTCCAGTTGTTGCATCAACATATTTAAAGTGTTCTTCAATTATATTATTAGGATCAGTATCGTCTCTCGCTACATATTGAAGTATTCTACCGTCCGATTTTGTTATGTTATTAGGATCAGGATCTATGCCATCTAATTCAAAGATATTTGATTTAATTGCAGTGTCTAGCTTAATAATTGCGTCATGATGTGAGTCACCATCAGTAATATTAATTGGGTTATTACCGTAGGAAGGCAACGCATAGACTGCAGGTTGACCTAGATTTGCTGTGTTTTCTAAACCAACTGCAGACGCAATATTGTTTAAGTTTAATTGCTGATTGCCGCCTTCAATTCCTGCTATTAAAGCTCTACTTTCTTTAATCGCTAAATCTAGTTTACCAATAGCAATATGATGTGTATCTGTATTATTTATAAACGTTACTGTATTATTTGCAACATAACTAGTAGGCAAATTGCCTGTTGGCGAAAGACCTGTATTGTTTGATATTGAAGAAATAATATTTCCGTTTCTAGAAATATTATTGTTTATACCTAAAATTTGACTGTCGATTTCGTTTTTAAGACTTATTCTATTGTTATCAAGTATTTTAATAGCGCTAATTATATTTTCATTACTTACATCGTTTAGCGTCGGGTTTTGATTATCGAACAAAGTCAGATAAGAAAAATCATTATTTTCAAGGTCTGTAAAACCTAAGTTTGTAATTATTTTATTTTGTAAGTTTGATATTCTTATATCTTCGCTATTAAGTCCTGCAATTAATTGAGAATTATCGTTTAATTCAGAATCTAATGCTACTAAAGCACCTTTTATTGTTAGAGGGTTCGGGTTTTGATTTGTTCCAACATTTTTCAGTATATTTGTAGTGTTTGCAAAAGCTTCTAGCTCTCCAAAACTATCTTCTTCTAATGATAAACCGATGGAGCTAACAATTGTAGTAAGGTCGCTATCAATAGAGTTTATTTCAAAATCAATTGTAGAAAGATTACTAATAATACTTTCGTTTGAGTCTAGTACTGATAAGTTATTAAAATTATTAAACGAGAGTGTGTCGTTGTTATTTGTAATGCCAACAAGCGTATTACTTTGATTTATATAATTTAGAAGTAAAAGTGAGCCATTTAAATTATTTTCAATTTCTGTTACATTAGTTTGCGATCTAATTCTGTTTTCATCAACTACATTTTGAAGCTGCGTTAATGTTGTGTTTATTGTATTTATTGTGCCAGAATTACTGCTAGTAGATGTTGCATTAGCATCAACTATTTGCCGGGTTTCCAGAAGTTTTTGATCTAAAATAGCATCAGCGTTAAAAAGAGAAGTAGCTGTATCAATATATTCTAAATTTAAATCTGCATCATAGACGCCATTTGATAATAATCCCGAGCCTAATTGTGTATCGTCCAACTCTTGTTGAAGATCACTTACTTCTGATGCTTCTGCTTTTGTTTCAATATTTCCTGCATTAATAAATATTTTATCATCAAGTATTGACAGAGCATTAAAAACTGAGGATACTCCAGAGGATGTATTTATATAGTTAGTGGTTTCATCTGGTGTATATTGTAATGTTTGAAGATTTAGCCCAATATTACTTTTAATAGTATCTAAATTTGTCGCTGTTTGAGTATTGACTAAATTTATTTGCGCAATACTATTTTCATTAATTTTAATTTTATTATCGAGTATAGCATCTGCTTCACCAGCAGTTGTAGGTGCAGGCTGGGCTGTACTTAGATAATTCGTATTTTGTAAATCATATCCGATTTGATTGAAATTTATAAGTTCGCCAGCAGTTGTTCTTAGATGATCTAAAAACAAAGTTCCTTTTATAAGTACATCTCCACCAAATACTGACGAATGATCATTTGGAAGAATTCCATTTCCGTCTACGCCGTTTTGTGTAGGATCGCCGTGGACGTATAACAGCGTATTACTTGGATAGTTATTGCTATTTTGCAAAAATACTTCTAAGTCATTTGTTTGACCACCCAAGTGATCACTAGCAAAATCTTCTGAGTATATTATTAGTTTTGGTTCTAATAAATTCTGACTATCTTCGTTGCTCCCGATTAAGGATCCCGTTCTTATTCTATTTGATAAAAAGTCTCTAGACATTGCAATTCCTTTTTTATTTAATATTAAATATATTTAACGAAAGGATTTGTACCTTCGATTAGCTCAAATAAATCAGAAAATGTATCAAGATCTGTATCTATATCGTTAAGTTGTTGAATTGTTTCTGTCACAATATAATTGACAATGCCAGAATGTTTTGTACAGTTTACAATAGAAAAGCTTTCATTGCTAATGTTTTCTATAGTTAATACTGTATTTTTTCCTAAAAAATCACAAGCTATAAAAGGATTGGTAAATTTTTTGTTTTTAAAAATAACTTGAATAGAGGATTCCTTGACAATAAATACTTTGTTTGCTTCTAAGATTGTTGTAAATTCAATTGTTTGGCTCCTGGTGCTAGTTAAGTTTGTCCATGTTGTTTCAAAAAAAGGACTTCCAAATTTTGCGTCAAGCAAGTTAATATACTCTACATTGTCTACTATGACGCTTTCTGGAGAGCCAAAGCCAGTATTTACATATGTCAATGAAGAAACATTAAAATCACTAGTCTTTAATTCAGAAGGGCTCCCAAAGCCTAATTCTGGATGATTTTTATATACAATACTCATGTTTTACTCCGCAATTAAGCATAATATACAGTAGCTGTAAATTTTTTGTTTGAATATGAAGAGTGAATTGATGTCATATCATTAATTGAAATAAGCAGGAAATAGTCTGCCGGCAACTCAGACTGATTGTTTTGATTGTAAGTGTCATCATTCCATTCGCTAAAGCCAATACCTAAGTCGCCATACTGAACGCCAATCTTGTTTTGTTGCGGCATGTCTATTGAAGTCGACATAGCTGGTAAAGTTTCTGATTGATTTGTTATAAATTCAGCATTGGTTGAAAAACTTGCTGACCATTTAATTGTAGTCGAGTACATTTCGTTGCATGTTAAAGATATTTTTTTAATTACAAGAGAATTTCCTGTATTGTTCTTAAAAGAAAAAATGTATTTTGAGGCACCTTCTTGAGTAGCATATTTTCCTCCGTTTGCAACAAAATCTAACACTGTTGACCAACCATCACTATGTGTGGCATGCCAAGACTTATGTGTTAAGTCGTGTATAGATTGACTTTGCCACTCGCCACTGCTGTAACTTATAACACTGCTGTCAGGAATTACGCTAGCATTTACGGCAACTATATTTTTTGGTGTAGTTCCTGATAGATATTTTAAATCAACCTTATTATTATCAGAATCGTTTGTTTGAACGTATATATAATTATTCGAAGGTGTTTCTTCGCTTTGATTTAAATATGCAACGCCATCATTAGTAAGCGCAGTGCCATCTGATGTTGCTTCAAATATGTGTCCAGATTCATTATTCTTAGCTCCTACTAATCTAAAGTCAATAGCACCAGGGTTTCCTATCCTATACAACGTACCGGATATTATTGCGTCAGGATTAACCTGAGAATTGCTAAATTTATAATTCTTTAAAGACAAACTTGATATATTTAAGTTTAAGCTTTTGTTGTTACTAGTACTAAACATTTGATCGTTAACACCAAGACTTAAATTAGCATCGCCTATATTTAAAGAATTATCACTTAAAAATAAATGTCTAATCTTGTTTTCAGCACTTCCAATATCGGTTTGCTCACTTGTTGAAGGTATTAAATGACCGGAGTTGTTAAAAGACCATCTGCTCTGATTATTTGTTTTAAAAACAATTTGACCATCTGCACCGGAATCAATTGTCTCTACAGACGTATCCCCTTCTTCAATTTTGTCACCTGTTACTACACCTTCGCCGCCGCCTGCTGAATTTACTGTGATATCGATACTATCGACATCTGATGTTACGGACGTTGTTACATTATTACCACCTATAATATTTAAAGTTCTTCCTCCTCCAAAAGTTAAAGTTGCTGAACCTGTGTCAGCTCCAAGCGCTTGAGTAACAGTGGGTATATCTACTAAATTATTATAGCTGATATTTTGGAATGTAACTATATCACTTCCGTTTGTTACTAGCGCTTGTCCTTGTGTACCCTGAACATCAAAATTAAAGGTTACATCATTTATTTCACTTAACACAGCACTGTTTGCAACTATTGTATTTGCAAAGACAAAAGAAGGCCTATTTCCGGTTATGTGGCCAATTTGTGCGTTCGCATCAGTAAATCTTAGATTAAATCCTGCACCCAATGTTAATGTATCAGTATCGTTAGAAGTTAAACCTACTAGAGAGCTTCCACCAGATGCATCTTGCCATGATAAGTTTCCATCACCTGCTGTTGTTAAAACTTGCCCGTCTGTTCCGTAAACAACAGGCAGAGTAAAAGTCTTATTAGCAGCAACATTTATTTGGTTAATTTTTTTCGTAGTACTATCTACAATTTCAGTTAAACTGCTGTATACATTGTTCCAGTCTCTTTGAGTTGCTGCAGGCTTTTCAAGATTGTTGTTGGTGCTTTTAACGCTTAGATTGATAAAATGAGATTCAGGCGCTACAAATAGATTTACTTCTGAAAAGATATCAGTATTTAAATTGCGCGCAGTAACAAATATTCTATATGTACCCCACATATCAATGCTGTTGAAGGTTATTGAGCTTTTATAAGTATCGTTGGGCGTCAATACAATGGATGCGTTAGATGATTCTGGTTTATCAACAATATACCACTCAAAGCTAAAGCTATTATTAGCAATAGTATCTTCAGGTCGTTCAGTATCAGTAATACTATTTATAGTAAGAGCTGTATTTAAGCTTGGTGACAAGTCAACTTCATTAAAAGATGTGATATCATTAGTCGCTGTTATTGTAAAAGTAATAGACATGTAATAATTTCCTTTTAATACTAAGTATCAGTTCTGCTAATAATCTGAAGATGCACATAAACTTCAGGAGTTGCCTCAGCATTTTCTGATATTTCAACAACAACATGATCTCTTGTTATACTTGCAATGTAAGCATTCACGTTTTCATTTTCTGGTGAAGCTACACAAATAGGAGCCTCGCTAAAAGCCTTTTGGAAATCATATCTTTTTGAGAATTGGTTTTCTACAAATCTAATCTTAATTGACTCAATTACACTGCTATTGAGGTCAACATAGACAGGCTTTCTTTTATATATGGGGTAAGTTTTTCTTTGTCTGTTTAAGTCATAAATGTTTTTAGGCATATTTTATCCTTTATAGTAATTTAGCAGCTTCGTTTGCTAAAGAAGATCTGTAACCTTTTGTAAATGATATGTGTCCTGTTAGTTTGCTTTGCTTCATTTTTTCTGTGACTATTGTTAAGCCGTTTGAAAACTTATTAACGTAAGGTAAATCAACTTGATCTATATCCCCTAAAAGTATAATTTTAGAATTTGATCCAGTTCTTGTAATAACAGTTTTTAATTCGTGAACAGTTGCGTTTTGTGCTTCATCAACAATAATTATAGAATCATTAAAGCTTCTGCCTCTTATATATGATAAAGGTGCAACATCAATAATACCTTTTTCAATCATTAGATTAAAGTAATTTAAATCACCGAATTGATTTCTAAAATTATCAACAATCGGAGCAAGCCATGGAGCCATTTTTTCTTCTAAAGTGCCTGGCAAAAAACCAATATCTTTCCCAACAGTTTGAATAGGTCTAGTAAAAATTATTCTTTTTGCTTTTTCTTTTTCGATAAAGCTTAGTGAAGTCATAAGTGATAAAAATGTTTTGCCGCTGCCAGGAATTCCTGTTAATGAAATTAAAGGTATGTTTTCATCTAAAAGCATACTTAAAGCAAAAGTCTGCTCTTTGTTTTTTGGCTCAATTCTTATTTGCTTAAATATCTCACTTTTGCTTTTAACTAGATTTAAAGAATTATGCTTTTTAATACACAAAGAAGAACTTTGACCACAAGAAGTTTTTAAAATAACACATTCGTTTTCGAACAATTCAATTTCATTTATTTCTAGTTTTGATAAAACTAAAAACTTTTCTTTGTAAATTTTATCTATTACGTTTTTTTCAACAACTATTTCTTTATATCCAGAAAATAAGTTGTCTTTTTCTTGACTAATAAATTCATAGTCTGCGTAATAGTCATTTGCTTTAATGTTTAAAGCATCACATTTTACTCTAAGATTAATATCTTTAGTAATTAATACAATTTCTCTATATTCTTTTTTATTTTTGTTTATTAAAAATTTTGAAACTGCAATGATTTTGTTATCGTTACAGTCCTTATCTAACCCATCTAATTCCTCCCAAAGACTTTTTGTTTCCACAGAAATTGTTATGTTTTTTTCGCTTAGATGAATACCCTTATTTAAGTTTCCATTTTCTCTTATATCATCTAAAAATCTGTTAATAAACCTGGCATTTTCTCCTAAAATACCTTCTCTTGATTTAAATTTATCTATTTCTTCTAAAACAATCAAAGGAATAACAATGTCATTTCCAGACATTTTTGATATGCAGTCTTTATCATACAAAATAACACTAGTATCAATTATAAAAAGTTTTCTTTTTTCTAAGCTCATTGTAAACCCTTAACAAGTATATTATACTAAATATTATATAAAAAAGAAAGGTTTAATATATGTCTTCAGAAAATAATAAGTTAACTTGTTTTAGTGAACACAAAAAGTGTAATGTATCTTGCAAAATTAAAGATTGTAGATACTGGCATGACTTATCTGGAAAAAACAATAATTGTTTTATTAATAAAATCAACGACCAAAATAATAACATTACACTTGAGGAAATAGGAAATATATTCGGAATAACTAGAATGAGAGTTTGTCAAATTGAAAAGTCTGTGCTTTTAAAGATTAAAGATAAACTAGTCTTTTAATGTAAACTTAACAAAGTCAGCTGAAAATTGTTTGAGTCTTCGTAAAGACTTTCTTAGTCTCACTCCTGCTGCCTTATTTCCTTTATTTGATTTAAGGACATCAGTCTCTAATGATTCTACAAAAAGCCTTAAAGCATTATAATATTCAGCGTTATCATTTAAGTTTTCTAGTAAATCGTCTGTTTGGTTTTCTTGATCTGTCATTTTTTTCTCCTGTTAAATTATTATTTTTTCTTGTTTGTTTGTTACTTCTGCAACAACAGCTTTCATTATGTTTGTATCTTCTAGTTCTAAACTTAAAAGTTCAATTAATTTTTTTATTTCACCTTGCGAAACACCAAAGTTTAAAATTTCGTTAGTAATACTTCTACATTTTTTTATTGATTCTAAGTCTTTTGGCTTGTTAGGATCTAACATTAAACGTACCTTTGTGTGATTTCTGTTTTAATTCTATGATGATCTTTTTCAATGTATAATAATTTATATACAATGTTGTTTTCTATTTCTTCTCGGCTTAACAGAATTCTTCCTTCTTTTTTGTTTTCTATAAGATGTTCTACAAGTTCCCAGTCACTTATGTCTATATCATTTATTTCTAACAAGTCAACAATATCTCTTTTGTTTTTTGAGATTAGGTTAAACTTAATATCTTCTTTATTGTTAACAAGACTCTTTAAACTTTCTTTACCCCATTGTATTTCACTTTTAAAGGTTTCAGTTACTTTATGTAAAATGTCGCAATTATTACACATTACATATTTTTCAACAACTTTTTCATTTTCAATTTTTGAAAAAACTTGAAATTTATGAAATATTGGTTTCGATTTGTTTTTGTAAATCTTTAAAGTACACTGGCATTCTATTAAATGTTTTACAAAATTCATTTTTGCCTCACTACAAATCCTATGCTTTTAAAAGTTTTTAAAAAATTTTCTGAGAGAATATTGTTATATTCTATTTCTTTTTTAAGCCTTATCTTTCCAGAACAATCTCTTACTAAACCGTATATTAATATATTATTATAACATAATATCAAGTTTTTAATTTCATATAAAAATTGCGTCATGTTGTTTGGAATATTAATTTCTACTACATTAGAAGATAATCTTTTTTTTCTTTTAAGTAGATAATCTTTTAAACTTTGATTATTTGTCTCGCTTAACTTTTTATTAATTTTTTCAACCAGATTTTTATCAATATTAGAAAAATATATTTTTTCTGGAGATACTTTAAGTGACTTTAATTTTGACTTTTCAATTACAGCTTTTGAAACTATATCACCAAATTCTGAGCTCACAATATCTAACTGTAAAGCTTCAGATAAGTCTTTAAACATAAACGGGTCGTCGTTTATAAACTTTGATGTGTAAGGGAGAACATATGCTTTGTTCTTAATCATTATTTCTCTAAGACTTTTGACAGCATAGTCTGACATTCCTCGACAGACTAATAACACAGGTAGCTTATCTTTTATAGACTTTTCAATTAAAGTCATTATTTCTGATTCTCTTTCAATATAAGCATCTAAAACTACTGTAATGAATGTTTTTGTCATTTCTTTGTTGTTTTTAAAGAAAACATCTCTAAATCTCGGGTCAATTTCAATATTAAAAAAGCTACTATTGTATTTTGATACTTTTATTTTGTTATTATTAGTTTTTTGACAAACTAATGTTGCGTCTGGTCCTGCAAAACTTATAATTTCGAAAAACATTTCTAGGTAATCTTTGTTCACAATAGAACTGAAATATTTCTTTGTATTTTCAATATTTTTCTGTATGTCTTTAAATTCTAATTTTTCGTTGTTTTTAAAATAACTTTGAACAATTAATTTTGACAAATAATAAGACGAACCTGGACTAACTTTTTCAGACTTACTAAAAAAATTCAACAAAAGATCTTTAAAATAAAATGCTTGAAGATCTTTTGATCTAGATAGATGGAAAAAAAACAAAAAGCTAGAGTTAAAAACTTTTTTATTAGTAATAAATCTTAATTTGTTTTTTTCAAATTTTTTATTGAAATTGTTTAAAAATGTAATGATTTTTATTTCTTCACTGTTCATTTAGTTTTTCTTTGTATGTTTTTAAAAATTTTTTTAGATAACTAGGTAATAATAAATAAGCTTCTTCGTATGTTAACCAATAATATTCTGTGTGTTCAATTATATCTGTTACGGGATTTTTTGTAAATTTTATTTCTGGTAAATTACCGTTGATACATAAAACTTTTCCAAGAAAAATGTGTAAGCCAGTTTTATTGTAAAAATAAGAATTGTCAATAATTTTATAATCTTTATTTATAATAAGACCTGTTTCTTCTTTTGTTTCTCTAATCGCACACTGCATTAAACTTTCACATTTTTTCTCTTCGACTACTCCTTTCGGGAAGTCTCCTTTATTGTTAATATCTTTTAAAACCAATATTAACTTTTCTTTAGCTAAACCTTTAGCTAAGCCTTTAACATTATCGTAGTACAATAAAAACCCTGAAGCTTTTTTCATTTTTAAACACCTTTGTGACTGATATTAGAATTCACTATAATTATCAAATATTTCACTTGTAGTGTTGTTTTTTGCATAAGACTTAACCCTACTCCAGTCTTGGTCGAGAATGTAAGTTACTGCGCTATCATTTTCAGACCTAATACTTCTGCCTATACTCTGTATTATTGTCCTTAAAGTTTGTGTGCTATACCACCATTTCCACTTATTCATTTTCTTTTTAACAGCCTTGTCACCAAGAAAAGGGAAAGGTACTTTACAAATCACTTGAAATTCTGAAAGTTTTCCTTTCAGATCAACACCTTCTGCCATAGAAGGTGAAACCAGAACTGTATTGTCTTTACTGTTTATGTGCTTTTGAAGCATTTTTTCTCTATTTTCGCCATAAGCAAGTATTAGTCTTTTTGATTTTATGCTTTTCACTAAGTAATTAGCTATTTTCAAACTATGTGTATGTATTATACCTTTTTGTTTGCTGTGATTTTCCATTATTTTGCTGATCATCTCACTCATAACAGGTAAAGTCTTATCTATGCATTTGTAAGACATGCTCCCAGCAGGACAAAACACAACCGGTCGATTTTCTTTTGGGAAAGGAGATGACTCTTTAATGTAAATTGTATTTTCATAAGGTAGCCCTAATGATATCGAAAAGGACTCTTGTGATATAACTGTTGCTGACATAAATATTACATAATCTGCATAATCAAACATATATTGTTTTGCGTAAGAAGATACGTCTACTGGCTTAAAAATAAATTTTTTGTATTTATCGTTTTTTTCTATATCGAATATCCAATTATCACTATCGTATATTTCAACAAATCTATTTATTTTTTGCTGGTGCGCAACTAGCATATCGTAGTGATTTGTGATTTTTTTAAATTCTTCTAGTTTTCTAGTAGTGATTCCAAGTTTTTCAAGTTGTATTGATACAAAATTTATCTTATCAGTTACTTTTTTTAAATACTCATTCTTAATCCATCTAAAAACTTGTCCTTGCGTTTTTATTTCCTTAGGAATTTTAAGTTTTAAAATCTTTTCAGAGAAAAATTCGCTTACGTTTATTTCAATAAATCTTGTAAGTTCATTTTCTAAGTTGTGTGCTTCATCTATTACTAATACCTTTTTGTTAGGAAATTTTTTACTATAATTTTTTTCTGTTAAGAAAAAACTAAAGTTAGTAATACTTAAATCTTCTTCAATAAAAGACTTTCTCTTTTTTTTGTAGATGCAATCATAACTACACTCCTTATACGTTTTATTTTGATTGCTTGTTCTTATAGATGTTTGAATTTCTTTACATGAAATGCTGTTTTTATCTCTTTTACAAGTGTAGTTTTTAGAAGAGTAAAGTGATATTAACCCTTTATTTGAAAAATCTTTTTCATATTGATCTTGAAGAATCTTCTGTGTTGTTAGAAAATAGCTGCCTTCTTGAAAGTTCCCTGTAAGACTTTTATCACTATTTATATATTTAGCTAAAGTTAGTCCTATAGCACTTTTACCAATACCTGTTCCACAATCAACAATAATATACTTTTTGTTATTAGACAAAGAATTAATAATGCTGTTGATTGATCTTTCTTGCTCTATTCTTGGCTTAGTGTAAGGAAAAAAATTGCTCCATTTTTCTTTATTATTCAATTTTATTATACTCTTTGATTTATATTAATTCAAAGAAAAATTATATTACAAAAAATACAAATTTACAATTTATTAATATTTTTTATGTAAAAGTTGTTTAATGCTATATTCGCATCACTTTCATCATCAAATCTTGCGTATTCATAATAGTCTTCGTCTTCATCGTCATTTATTGTGCTTCTCTGCGTATTTGTATCAACTCCAACTTCAAAGTTTATGTTGTTATTTTTTGAAAGTATTTTTTTTTTAGTTATATTACCACTATCACCTACTAAATGAGAAGAATAATTCCTGCCTGACTCCTCATTTATTTTTTTTGCAATACTTCCCGCAATCAAGTCAATATCATTGTTTCCAAAAAGTCTTACATGAGAATTTTCATAAATATTGTAAATAATTTTTTTTATGTCTTTTTTTGTTAACTTTTGCGTAATAGTTAAAATATCTTTCAAGCTATTTGACAAGTAAAGAGATTGGGATTCGCTTAAAAGTAGAGAACAGCCGTTGATATTAACAACTATATTTTTATTTATTTTTTTCATTTTTATTATCCTTATCGAATATATCAACTGCTGCTGTGATATATTTGTCTAAAGCAGCTTGACCTAAAATGTAACCTATTTGTATAATGCCACTTGTAATCACAACAGTTAATAAAAAAGTAAGCTCTTCTGGATCAAGTTTAGATTGTAAATGCATAAGCATGTATAAAATAATTATTTTCCATCCGAGATCAGCTAACAAATAAGCTAAAAATTTTTTACTTTTCAAAGGTGTTTTATCGAACATAAGCCTTTATCTTTCTTTATTCATCGATATTAAATATTTATTATGTATAAAAGAATCTCATATAAAATACAATAATCTGTTTTTATTGTAAACGCACTGTTACGACAAAGAAAGATTTTTTAAAATGTCACTTGAAATAGATAAAAACATTATAGAGGCAAACATAGCAATAGTATTAACAGATATTATTGGAAGTACTAAATTTGTTCAAAAAAATGGTTCCTACGTAGCAGCAATGTGGTTCAAGATACATGATAAGGCAGTCATGAATTTTATTGCTAGACATAACGGTCAACTTATTGATGCTTCTGACGGTCATCTAATGATGTTTCCAGTAGTATCAAATGCGATAGGTTTTGCATTTGATTATAAAAAATATTTAAGGAAAAAGAAGTTTCCTTTTAGAAGCAGAGTAGGGATACATTGGGACAAAATGCTCATAGTAAAGTCTGAAGCGCATATTGTCAGAGCGGGTGGAAAAAGAATAAATCTAGAAGGTATTGGGAAAAATATTGCCGCAAGAACTATGTCTATATGCGGAGAAGAGCAAATTCTATTATCAAAGTCTGCATTTGTGCAATATAAAAAATATGGTCATAGAAGTAGATTTATTCCTAAAAAAGCGCAATCAGCACTTGTCGGGCTTTATAGATTTAAAGGAGTAGCTGAACCTGAAGCTATTTACGCGATTGGTTTAATAGAAGCACAATTGCAACCTCCTCCTGATGGCGAAAAAGCGAAAAGAATTGGTGGCGCAAAAAAAATAAGAACAAGACTTCGAAATAAAACTTTAAAAGAGTTATTTTGGTGGATTGTGCATAGACTTTCTTTTGTGATATCTTGTTATATTATGTGGGGACTTATTAAAACTGCTAATACTTTTCACGGCAATGCGATATTCTACACAATGACTGGAATAGACTTGAAGTATTATATTGGCTGGATATATCCTTTATTACAAGAAATATATTTATTTTTATATCACAACACAATAGGATCTTAAATTATGTCTGACAAAGAAAAAACAAACAAGAAATTTACAAAAAGCGACAAGGCAAAAAGAGGTTGGTGGGCAAGTGTCGTATTTATGTATTGCATTTGTGAACTTATATATTTTTTATCTACAACGAAGATAGTTGAAGAAAATAGGGATATATTAATTGGTATTATCGGCATGCTTACTGGGAGTATTTCTTCAATGCTAGCGATAGCTTCTGGAAGAGATCCTTCTGAAGTAGAAGAGTTAAAAGATAAACTTGCAACTGCTAACGCTGATCGGGCTGCATTAATAGCACGTTTGCGTGATTCTCAAATTCAAATGCAGCTATTAAGAGAGCAAATATTTGAATTACAAAATGCTGTAATAAATAAACTTTCTGTTTTTCAAAATGAAAAGCCCATTAAAACAAAGGATCAGTCTCAAGTTATATTACATCCTGAAGTCGATGAATGGATGCCAAAAATTGATAAAAACTAAGCTGCAAACGTTTTTTAATTAAACATTCCACCACTCATCAAAAGAACCGAATGTTATTTTTTCATACAAACTCTCAGGAATACTTCCAACACAATCATAACTAAACCACTCACCTTCGAGCCGATATCTATTAAGACTTTCATGAACTATTTTTTCTTTCCACCCTTCACCCTTAAAAGAAGCAATTAGTTTTAACTTGTTAGGGTTTCCAGTTTGAAGCTGTTTTAATCTTTTTTGTGGATTTCTAGATCTACCTATTTTTATCATACCAGTCATATCAGACTGAATAATATATAAATCGTCATTATTCATATTACTTCTTTCTAAAATTAATTAAAAAATTTTATAATTATCTTATAATAAAAAATAAAAAGGTACAAACAAATATGATTATAATTGCTGAAAATAAACATAATCACTACTTACTCAAAAACTTCTATAAAGAAATATCTAAAGTAGATATAAATGAAAGTTTAAGAAAAGATCAAGCAGGAGAGCACACAGCGCTAGATATTAGTGCTTTAGACTTTAATGATGCTATAATTGACAATCCAATAATAACTGATAATTTAGGAACAGAGGTAGACAAAGAAGACCTGATAAAAGCTTCACAGCTAAAGCCTAAAATGAAAAATTTACTTCCTTTACTCAACCTTAAAAAAGGCTTAAAAATATCAGCATTATCTGCAGCTTTGTTTTTTAGTGGTGATACTCCAGATGAAGAATTCAAAGCTTTAAGACAAATTGCTAATGATAACAATATTGAAGTGCAACAAGTAATAAAAGTTACTAATAACAAACCAAAAGAAACAGCTTATAGCGCAACATCTAATGTGTCTAAAGAAAATCAAAAAACAAAGATGAAAAATGTAAGTTTAAGCGAAAAGTCAAAGTTATTAGCAAGATCTAAAACAAGGATAAAAAACTTTGAAGGGTTTAAACCCTATCCCTACAAAGATAGAGATGGAGTTTCAATAGGCTACGGTACTTTTTTTATTGACAATATCGAACCAGACAACTTGCCTGAAAATTGGATTGATAACTTGTATAAAAAATGCAACATATCTGATAGTGAAAAAAGTCAGTATGAGCAAGAAAACCAAAAAGAATTACTTAAAAACTTTAGCGAGACAATCAAAGCAAAAAAAATAAAAATTGATAAAGTAATTTTAAGAGTTAACAATAAAATTAAACTAAAAAATGCTGAACTTAAAAAATGGAAAAAAATAAAAGATACGAAAAAAAGAAAAAGGTATACTGACACTGTTGAAGCTGAAATAGAAAGATTAGGAGAAAGAAAAGATTCTTTAGAAAATCAAAAAAATGATCTCGATTTAGAAAAAGAAACTGCAAAATCGAGAGGATTTATATCAGCAGAATTAGCAGAAGAATGTCTAAATAGATATATTAACCAATCAATAGATTATCATAATACTAACTCAGATGTTTTTAACAAATATTTTTTTCAGATGGATAAAGATGTGCAAGATGTAATTATTGACATGTCTTATAATGTAGGTATGTACTTCTTAGAAGAAGAATTTCCTAACTTTCAAGGCTTTGTTAAAGAATATATAAATTCAATTGCAAACAATAATGACCAATTAGGAATACAGTCTCTAAAAAATATGTTTGAAGAAATCAAGAATCGATCTCCTGAATATCATGCACAACAATCTTCAAATAAAAGAGCAGAAAAAAATACAAATTTATTAAAAAGTGCACATGAAAGAACAAAAAATAATTTAAAAGAAAATTTGTATTCTTTAAAGTCAGTTTATAATATACTTTATAGCTAATAAGGAGTTATAATTTGAAATTAAATTATTTATCAACTATTTTTTTTGTTTGTATTTTCAATATAAGCACAGCTTTCTCTCAAGTTAACATAGAATCTATTAGAAGTCAAAATAAAGAAGCAGTTTTTTGGGGTGAGGTTAAAGGAGGGCTTGAATTACAAAGAGGTAATGTTGATATTACTGCTTTTGACTCAGATATTCTAGTTCATTTTAAAAAAAATAAGCATCATACTTTCTTGCAAACAAAATCTTCACAAGGACGTCAATCAGGCAATGAGTTTAAAAACAACTCGTTTGCACATCTTAGATGGACATGGATGACTTGGAAAATTTTAGGTTTTGAGATGTTTACGCAGATACAACAAGATGAATTTAAAGCACTCAATATAAGACAGCTGAACGGTATAGGTCTAAGATCTGAGATAATTCAATCAAAAAATCTTTCTTTAAGTTTAGGTACAGGAGTAATGACAGATTATGAAATGTTAAAAGATAGAAAAGAAAGCACTTTAATTCGTAGCACGTCTTATATCACAATGGCAAAATCAGTTTCAAAAGATAGAAAGAATTTAATCCTGTTTACACTTTATTATCAACCGCTATTTACCAATCAAGAAGACTACAGAATCAATCTAGAAGCAAACGTCAGAACAATCTTAATATCTTCTTGGAACATATCTTTAGATAACACTTTAAAGTATATGTACGATACAAATCCGCCAGAAGATATTTTGACTAACGACATCTTGATAAAAACAAGTCTACTTTACGCTTGGTAGTTATACATAATAAATAATTGTCTCACAATAAATTATTAAAGTCAAAATTACCGTTTGAGTTATTAAACATTTTGCTTCGAATCCTATCATGTTGTACACCAGATTTTAAAGTATCAGGTAAAACAAAGAAAAAAACAAGTGCTGCCTTTTTATGTGCTATTTCGCTTTTAAAGTATTCTTTATGAACAAGACGACCACGCTGCACAGTTTTAAAACTTAAGTCATCATCTGTGTTAATATCTGAAGGATTGATATTCCCTACTTCAGCACCTTCATAAGACTCACCAGATAACATTTTTTTTGACGCAAATTTTTTTATTTTTTTCATTCTGCTACTTCCAGCAGCAGTTTCTGCTATATCATACATATCTTCAATTGCTCTATCACTCATTTCACTTATAGCTCTTGCAATTTCTTTATTGTATTTATTTGCCAAATCACTAGACTTATCACTTCTAGCTATTTTAGCTAATTTAGATAACTGCCCACCGTTCTTAGTAGCAAGCTTTAGAATTGTAAGTTCTCTAGCATTTATGTTTCTTGCGTCATCTGAGCTGTATATTAAAATGTTAGGATTTTCTTTTCCACTTTCTTTATATTTAGCAGCAGTCTTTTCTGCTTCCTCTAGACTTCTTGCGACAATTGTCATAAAGCCATCATCACCGGAGACGTTATAAACAGATATTCTTCCTTCTGTTCTATTCTCTAACGAAATTGATATTTCATCTTGAATTGTAGATGTAGGAACCGCTTCTGCATAACTTGGAACTAAAGCAGCTGCTGACATTGCCAAAGTTAAAAGTGTATTTTTTAAATTTATTTCATTTAGCATCAGCTCTTCTCTACATGTGTTGTTATTTAACAATTTTCGCCAGTTTTCTACTAATAATTCTGTTTCTTGTCTGTTCATTTTATCTCTCTATCTTTTATACTATATATTTCAATTTAGTCAAAATTTGAGTCTATTAAGATTATTAAATTGTCCATTTGAGAAATTACGTATTCTTTGTCGTATTTTTTTCTAGATCCTAAATCATAGCCCATTAAACTAGATAATTTTTGTGATATATCATTGTCAACATCGTTCTGTAAAAGACTTTTCTGCCACTCACCATAGCTACCAATATTAAATTTTTTATTTTCATATTTGTTGAAGTAAACATCTTTCTTAGTTATCTTTTTTACATTCTGTAAAGTCTTAATTAAAGTTGGCTTGTCCATATTAAGTCCTTCAATTAAACTATGATGTATTGTTTCTACTCTCTCTTCAAGACTGTGCAAATAAATATCCCACCAACCAGAACTAACTTCTAATTTAAAGCTTCCATCATCTAAATCTTTTATACATCCTGAGCCTATTAGCATATTTATAAAAAGCTTGGCGTTTTCTATTAACTTTTTTTGACCATTTTCGTTTAAATCGTTGACGTCTGAAATGTCGAAGTTATATTGACTTGCAACTTTTTTCAACAAAAAGCCAGTTACATCTTTAAGTGTAATTTTTTCTTTTTGATTACTATGCATATTTTCTATAAAATCATAATATGCAATGTTAATATTTTCTTTAGCATCATTAATATTCATGCTAATAACATGCCCCAATTCATGTTCGATAACAGCTTCAGATGCGATTGGGGATAGCAAAATTAATCCTCCATGTTTACCTGAGTCTATGTTTTCTAGTGATATTGTTATGCCTTTCATATCTTCAGACTTTAAAGTTTTATCTAATGCTTTATTTAATAAAAAAGTAAAGTAGTGATAAGGATATGTCAAACCTTTTTCTGATTTGTTTTCTATCATCTTAAAAAAACTATTAGATACTTCCTGCAGTATTTTATTTTTCAGATCTAAAAAATCTTTTCCATTTTTTTTTACTGTTAACTTGTCTTCAAAAAAAACTTTAGTAAGAATCTCAGAGTAATTTTTATAATTTTCAGGCTTCATAATTCCAACGTATAAATCAAAATCGCTAGCTACATCAACCTTTATAACATCACTGTTTTTGTTTTTATACAATTTTGACACAGCGTCGTAAATTTCTTTTGTTACTTTTTCGCTAGATTCTGGGCTTAAACATTGCGCTGTTACTTTAGTATAAACTCCTTGGAATAACTTGTTAACTTTTTGATTTTCTACATCACCTAAACTTTTTTCAAAAGATTTCCTAAATAGATCTTCAATGTCAGTATCATTTGCTTTGTTAAACAACTTATCAAAAACATCTCTATCTTTATTTAAATCTTTTGGATTAAACAATTTAAACTTATTAACAACTTTACACGCTTCATTAAAATCATTTTCATTAAAGTCATCAGAGCTAATGTTAGCATGCTCATCTGCGGCTGCTTGAACTTGAGTATAAGTCGGCAAATTGTTCTCGCTGCTATCGTAAGCATGAGCAACATCAGAATATAGCGATATTGTTTTAATTAAAAGAATAGGAATTAATACAGAATTTTTTATCCCTTTTAACCTTAGCTTTTTTAAAAAATTTTCATTAATTAAACTTTCTTTGACTAAGCTTTCTTCAAGAAAATATATTTTTTCTTCTGTAATTAGAAAATTGTTCCAGCTTTCTACTAGTTTTTTATATTCACTATTTTTTATTTTCATTTTTATTAACTTTACTTGTTTTCTATGTAAAACAATATATCCTTACAGTTATCTATTTCTTTGATTTCTTCTAATGATGAATCACCACAGTTTTTAATATAATCAAAGGCACCCCTGTGTAATCCCATGCAATCTGTTACGATGTCTTTTATTTGCTTGCACTCAGATTCTACTTCTACCTCTTGCTTTTTCTCTGAACATGAAATCGTTGAAGCAAAGAAAACTGCAAAACAAATTATTATTTTTTTTAACATTGTAAACCTTCTTATATTAACTTAATATAAATATTATGAATTATAAAATAAATTACACGCAGTTAACATGTATTAATATATTAATAAAAATATTGCAAGAAGCAATTAATAGAAAATGCTTTGACGAAGAAGAAATTAAAAAAATTTACAAAACTGTAGAAAAATTAACAAAAGCCTAATTACAACCGCAATCTTTAATTTCATCATTAGTTAAAATAATTAAGCTATGAAGCTTTTCATTAACTTCTTGCAGACTTTTATAATCTTCTTCTAGTTTTTCAACTTTTTCATTTAAGTCATCAATAAAAGTTGTATCTCTAGAAATAAAGGCAGTCCCTAACGACGTCACTGATGTTATTACAGCTAGAGAAACTGCTAACCACATATTTTTATTGCTATTGTTCACTTCAGACATGCTTTTTTACCTTAATTTAAAAAAATTAGCAGCCACAACAAATATTACAAACATCACAGCATTTTGCACATGCACAGATTTGATCTAAGCAATCACAACATCCTTCCATGTCACCATCACATACACATTTGCATAATTTTTTGCAAAGATCACACATTTCAGGATTTTGTGAACAAATCATTGTGCACATCATAAACAACTTTTGTGCATCCATTCCCATGCAAGCTTGTGCTTTTTGCATCATTGAATGTCCAGAGCTTGGTGTTGAATGCATTACTGGCATAGAAACCATTTCGTGATGCATCTCGTTCATTGTTCTCTTTATAACTCTTCTTAACTGCTTTTCTGTTATTCTCATTTTAAATCCTTTTTCTGGTCTGTTTATTATATATATTTTTAAAAAACAAAATTAACTATTCTTTTAAGACTTCTAGCCTTAGTTTCCACTTTACCTCTTCACAATCGCTCGCCCAAGCAATTCCTTTATCAACTTCGTGACAACCTCCCCACATCTCAACACCAACTCCTGTACAAGCACGCACTCTCACTTTTATTGAGTCACATACCTTCTTCTTACCTAAACTATCAAAACCTTCATTACCATGATAATCACTGCAACATAGCATAAAAAACAAAAAAAAACAAGCAATTCGACTCATGGCAAATCTATTTCAATTAAGTTTTCATCTAAGCTTTCTATATAATTAAGCACCTCAGGTTCTAACTTATAATAAGCATACGCTAAAGGACTTTCAAAATTTTTCCAGTCACCGTCAACAAAATTACCTTTTTTAGCTGAATTTAAAATAGCTGAATATTGATATATGTCGTCAGAAGTATCATTTGGCGTATACTTTTCAGTCTGCTTAAATCTTTCCTGTTCCTCGTCAGACATATCTGAAAAGGGTGCATAATACATTACATCATCCCAAGACTCATCAGAAAAATCCATCTTAACAGCTTCAAGATTAAGCTCAGACTTAGCTCGCCTAAGATATCGATCCCAAACCCGTTCAGCTTCCTCAGATACTTCACCTCTATCACTCATTAACGCACAGCCAAGTTTACAACTAATGATTTCCAATCCTATTTCATAAAGTAAAGGCCCAAATCCTCCCGCGACTTCTGAACCTTTTATAACATAAGCCTCACGATCACCATCAACTCTTACATTCCTATCTACAATGCCTAAGTGATTAAGCCAAGCTTTCTGGTATTCAACTTTATTGTCACTCATAGATGAAAAGTTTATTAATTTAACTTCTAATACTGTACCATTAAAAAAAGCTTCAAGCTTAATATCTTTCCCTGTCTCTTCACGTAAAGCAACTATTCTATCAACAAACGATTTAATCTTTGTCACACCACTTATATCAGATGAAATTTCGTTTAAATAACCATTCCACCCTTCAACCAATAATTTATATTCTTTACGATTCATATTTCAATCCCTGCTTAATCTTATGCATACACTTGATAATATATATATTTCTACATATAAAATTAAACTTATATAAACGTCGTGACTCTAGAGACACCCAGCTCGATCAAAAACCTATCTTCTTCATAACCTTCTTGTTAGACATTTTCTCAAATGCACGAAAAACCAAAGAATACTTCTTTTTTAACTCAGGACTTTTCTCAAATATCGACAAAACTTCTTTCATTATTTTATCACCAGATTCACCCATTTTTTCAAACTTTTCAATGTAATCCGATAGTATATTACTCCCGCCAAAAGGATTTGCTCTAAGTTTTTTTACTAACTCGTCTTGCTCTTTTTGTAAGTTACCTATTCCTTCAACTTCTAAATCAGCTTTGCTTTCTTCGCTTTGCGTCTGGCTAACAGTATCATTCATTTGACTTATAAAACCTTTGGCATTTGCTGTTCCACTTAACGCTAACATCATCAATCCTATCGCTGCACCTTGACTTACTTTACCAGACAAATCTTGCAAAACACCTTCAACTATCAATGACTCATTCAATATATCATTACTCTTTACCAACTCTTCACTTATAATTCTTCTTAATCTACTCTCAGTTATACGCATATTTAAATCTCCGTTAATTTATACTCATAATCTATATATTTAATCAAATCACAAAATTTAACCTAGCTAAAGAAAACGTCGTGACTCAAGAGACGCCCTACTCCACACAGTCGCTTCCCAACCATCACTGTCATCAATATACTTTCCCCACTCTTTTACTATTCTCTATTTAAAAAATCAAGAATAATATCACTGAGTGACCTTGTATATTTTTTTTCAATTGCTCCAATAAGATCTTTGTTGAGTTTTTGTATTATTGTTTCTTTGTGGTGAGCCATCACTTTTATCATGCCACGTAGATTTGACTTAGTTGATGGTCCTGGAGTCAATTTTTTATACACAACTTTAAAAACAAATTCGCTAGCATTTTTTTCAAAATAATTTCTTATATTGAGTTCAAAGTCGCTATCGTCAGTCTTATTCTCTACTAATTCATCTAAGTCATCTCGGTCAAGAATATCAAGTTCAATATCATGTGCATCTCCTGACTTAGATCTATCATGAGGAAGATTAGTATTTAACTTTAAATCAAAACAACCCCACGAAAAACCTTCAGGATCATCAAGTGGCGCAAATTCAACAGAATCTAAGTCAATTAAACTCTTGAAATATTCATAATCATCAATCTTTTGAGGACGACTTCTGTTCTTACCCATAGGATAAGCCTCAACAATTACATCAGAATCATTATTAGAGTTTTTGTTTAAATAATTTTTCCAACCTTCGACTAATAATTTATACTCTTTACGCTTCATAACATCCTAACCTTTTTTACTATATAACTCTATGTATCAAAAAGTTTCCCAAAATTTCTCCCGAAAATTTTTTGACAATTTGCTCAAATTACTTTCACACACTGAAAACTATTTAACACACGTTTCTCTCTATACACGATGTATTCAGATGTGATCCCTAATACTTTTTGAAAAAGTTGCGCGAAGAAAATTCGGGTAGACGACTTAGGCCCCCCGCGTGTAAGCCCCCACAGAGTTAACAATTATAGGCCCTTAGAAGGCCCCCTAAAAAGGCCCTCTAGAGCCCCGGGGCCTACGTGTATCTTTCGACGTTATAGAGTATAATAAAACATAAGGAGGGATAGGAACAGCGGTTCCTAAGGACGAAGAGGACGGGATGGCAACCGGCTTCGGGATTCCGACTCCCAATATTTGAAAACTAGGTAACTCCAGCTGGCGAGGTGGATCCAATACACGAGGACCACGATGTGAGATGACTCAGCTGAAAAGGACGTAATACGTGTAAAACTCTATTCCTTAGTCTATAATGTAGATGTAAGGACAAGCGATCAATCAATCAATCAATCAAGGAGGTCTCATGGAGACTTATATGATTCCCGACGTGATAACCTTTCTTTCTCTTGCGGCATTTGTCTGGTGGTTATAACCCCACACCTCGTCAACTCGAAACGTGTAACTCATCTATCGTTAAGATATAATAAACCATAAGGAGATATAAATATGAGTTCATCAATTATCGTTATACTGGCAGTCTACTTCTTCCTCTAATCGGATCACTACGGGAAATAAATAAAAGGAATTAAACTTAACTCTCTTCGTGTAACTTTCAAAACAAAGGATTATAATAAACCATGGAAAACATTCAATCAAACATTCAAGGAGACAACATGGAAACAACAACAATTCATCAGCTATTTCAAGAGTTCATTAACGATGGTGGTGAGCCTAAAGTAACTTCATTCAAGAGGCATCTTGACAAGTTGATTAACCAAGAGATTAAGTCTCTTTGTGGTCGCTCGGCGAAGACTGGCCTCGTCGATGATTGGCGTAGCGAGGTGAAAGCCCGTTTCTCAGGGCGTGGAGCGAAATGGGTTAAGGTATCTGTTGAAGATATCCTTCCAACTCTCGAGGGATTTGATGATACAGGTGACTATATGGGATGGATCCAATCAGCTGGATTCGCTTGGATTCGCTTCGCAGGTCCTCGCGTCGCGAATGGAAGTAATTGTGCGGCCTTTGAGGTTAGGACTGGAGGATCTACGATCGATCATCCAAAACAGCTTCACTACATTCCTGCTCAGTTGCTTGGAGACAAGATCGAGGCTCTTAACTCGACTCCCCATGCGATGAGACTTGAGGTCGCGACGACTCCCGTAGTGGAGGAGCCTGAAGTAGAGGAAGAGGTTATTGAGCTCAGTGGTTACGAGTTGAATCCTGACGACGACGGTGGTTCAGCTTGGGCTGAGGATGGTGACGAGGATATGATGGGTGACATTGAGGAGCTCATGGATGATGAAGACAACTTAGACTTCTAAGATGTTTCGGGTGGTGGTGGCTTCGTGGCGTCGTCTCGCTTCGTGTAAACAACAATACCTTAGGTTATAATATGATCATAAGGACAAACAAACAACAACAACAACGTGAAAGGACTTCTATTTGAGAAGTAACAATTCATTCCCTACCCTTATCGCTTCTTTCTGTCTCTCTGCAGTTGCTTACAACGTCGCTCAGCCGGTTGAGGTTCCTGTTCAACGACTTGAGTTTGATGACTATGTCATTAAAGGTCACGTGCAACGACTTGAGTTTGATGACTACGAGATTCGAATCGTTCGTGACGAAGAGACGACAGAGGTCATTGACATGGATGAGGTGATCATCATTGCGCAGGATGACGAAGCAGATGACGGTGACGGTGTGAACATTGACATGATGAATGCTAACTGGTGTCTCATCCACCCTGACGACGTGATCTGTCAAGATGCAGACGAGGAGGACGAAGTAGAAGGCTGCTAAGGATTACGACGTTAACGTGTAAGACGACGAGAGACAAAGTATAATAAAACATAAGGAGGAATAAATGACAGTTCAACAGCTAATCGAAAAGTTACAATCTTTAGATCCTCACGACGAGGTGGTTATTGAGGTGAATCACGATGATATAGTGCCTCTGGAAGAAGACAGAATTGTTGAGGACTTTATGACACAGGATCATCGTCTCACGACGCAAAAAGATGTAGAAGCAAGAAAGGTTATAACACTAAGAGTATGATCACATTTACTGAAGCTGCTGCAAACGGGGGACTTCTCTTCGCAAGTTTCTTTATGGCAATGTTTTTATACGTCTACATTACAGATGCACTTTAAGGATAAACTATGACTTTAATCTATATGCTACTACTACTTTACATCATCACTCAAGCTAACAAATAAGGAGCAACAACATGGACATCGAAGTTATTCAAAATCACAGACGTCGCGCTGAATTCATCATTGACAATACACTACTTGCTAACGGCGTACAACCAACCGCATCGCTCATCGAGGAGTTTCTTTCTTTCTACGACTACAACGGATTAGCTGCAACAATTAACAATATCTACAGCTACTCAAAAACAGTTCTTCATGCTCAACATGAACAGCCTTACTTCCAACTACACTTAGTGTCTCACAGCTAGGACCCTTGGCGGCGTCGACCCTCATCGTGTAACTTTCAAATAAGCTTAGTATAATATATCATAAGGCAACAAACAATCAATCAACCCAAACAAAGGATAATCAATATGATTAAAACTAAAAAAGTTAGAAGAAGAATAACAGACAAAC